AAAGAATAAGAGAAGAAAAAGCAAGATTAGCAGAAGTAAGAAAAAAACAAGAAGAAGCAGAAGAAAGAAGAAGACAAGAAGAAGCAGAAGAAAGAAGAAGACAAGAAGAAGCAGAAGAAAGAAGAAGACAAGAAGAAGCAGAAGAAAGAAGAAGACAAGAAGCAGAAGAAAGAAAAAGACAAGAAGCAGAAGAAAGAAAAAGACAAGAAGCAGAAGAAAGAAGAAGACAAGAAGCAGAAGAAAGAAGAAGACAAGAAGCAGCAGCTAAAGCTAAAGCAGAAGCAGAAGAAGAAGAAAGAAAACAAAAAGCTAAAAAACTTGCAAACCAAGCAGCGAAAGAAGTAAAAATAAGAAAAATTAGTAGTGCAACATTAAATAATATAAAAAATCTTTTAGTTAATGGTAATGTTAATGTAAAACAAATTGCAGAAGGTAAATTAAAAGTATTATTAGAAAATGCAACTATTGAAGATATAGATAGGGTATGTGATCTTATAAAAGACGAAAATATTAAAAAATTAATAGATAAAGAAAAATTAAAAAAATTAATACTTGAGAAAGTGTTAGAAGAATTACAAAAATTAGATAATCCTACAGAAATTGAAAATATTTTTACAAGATATAGTAAGTGTTGGCCAAAGGAAAGACATGAGCAAAACAATCTATATATAGCATTACAAAATTCACTAAATTTAACTTCTGACGAAAATAGGAATAGATTTGGAATATTATCAACAGCCATAGAAAATAAAAATGAATTAGTTATAAAAATATTAATGCAATTATCAAAATTAAACCCAGATAATGAATCGTTAATTAAACTTTTAATACCTGAAACATTAGAAGTTACAATTATTGATAAAAATATAAAAGATTTGGCAAATCGTTTGCCAAAAGAATGTTTACCAAAAACAATTAGTGACAAAATCAACAAAATATTAACAAAATTTTTAACAACAAAAAATAAAAAAGATAGTGAAAGAAAAAAAGTATATTTCTTTAAAGTATTATTAAATATTAGAGAAGAAAGATTTGGATTAAAAAATAAAAATAGTATAAACTTTAATATTGAACATTATCTAGGTGTCCTAAAAAACCCAGAAACAGAACCACTTCCGTATGCAGTATTAAAATTAATAACTATTGCAAATTTATGGCATATAGAAACTGATTTCTTGCTATTATCAAATGACAAACTTAAACCAAACAAAGATGAAGAGCAAAATCTTAAAATTGATATATTATCTAAATTAATTGCTCTTAGAGAAAAAGCATCTGAAACATTTGGATGTTGGGATTGGAAAAAAAATAATTTAATACAACTTTTAGCAAGAGGAGAATTTAATGAAATCACTCCTAATAATAGTGATACTATAAAGGGCCAAATTAGAAAAATGCGTCCTTATTATCAAGTTGGTTTGAAGGTAAATGAATTAATTAAAAGGCAATTACCACCAGTATTTCAAACTGGTATGCATGCATTATTTAATCAACCAATATCCAATGCCACTGCAAGAGACGCTGCAAATATTTTGAAGGAAGCAAATTCTGCAGCAATTGTAAATACTGGAATTAGTGGTGGTGCAACAAATCTTTCTAAATCAAGTGAAGTAACCCAGCTTGTAAAGGAAGTGCAAATGCATGCTCCTCCCCTTGAAGGTAGTTTTGAAGCATCTGTTAATAAATTTAAAAATGATAAAATAAAAGAGATTGCAAGGAAAATGTTGGAAGGAAAGTACATAACTAAAAACGAACAGAATACACTTAATAATGTATCAAATGATTACGAAAAAAATATACTTACGCTTATAAAAGGTTGGAAACTAGCTGAATATAGGAATAAATTATTAAAATGTGCAGATTTAGTAAGTAATTCTTGTCCAATTGATTACAAAGAACTTGAAGATATTTTACAAAACAATTATCTAATAGAAAGTATTGATAAAAATCATTTATTAAATTGTGTTTTAAAGAGAGTTAAATGTATGAAATCAAACGTAATTAACCAAGAATTATTTCAAAAAACTTTATGCCAATTTGAGAAATTATTAATAAAACTTCAAAAAAATGAAATAGACAATGTGTTGTTAAGTAAAATTTTGAACTATTTTTACAACAGCATTAAAGGCACGGAAAATACCGAAAAATTCCAAGAAATAAAAATATATTTAACTTTAATAAAAAATAAATTTTATCCATCTTTTGTACCAAGTGACAACAAATTTACTCCAAGTAATATCAAAGATGCTTGTAAAATACAAAAAGGGTTGTTTAGTATGTTTTTAAAATAAATTCGTTGAAAAATTGAAAAATCAAATCTTCATATCTAGAAATGTATTTAGATATGAAGAATGGAAGAATTGAGTTAATTATTGGACCAATGTACGCTGGTAAAACTACTGAACTCATCAGAAATGCTCGTAGATACCAGTTGCGTGGGAAGAAAATCCTTGCCATCAACCACAAATCTGACAAACGATACGATGATGGTAAGATAACTACCCACGACTTTGACCAATTTGAAAATACCCTCTCCATTGAGAATTTTCACCAACTATTCCAAGAACATTTTGACAAAATGCAGGACGCCGACATCGTGTTAGTGGACGAATTGCAATTTTTCCCGGATTCTGAGAAATACCTTCCGAGTCTTGCGAATAAGTATAATAAGGTGGTTATTGCAGCGGGTTTAGACGGCGATTTTATGCGCCAACCTTTTTCCAATGTATGTAATCTGGTCCCTAAAGCGGAATATGTTCAAAAGATTACTTCTTATTGTGATGTAAAGCGTGATGGCACCCCTGCTCCGTTCACCCAAAAAGTGACTAGTGAAAATAGAGAGGAACAAGGAAACCAGCCCCATGTAGAAGTTGGCGGTAAAGATAAATATCTAGCCGTATCACGTGCAGCCTACGCAAATAAGGATTGTGGTTCTTTTGACCTTATTTTAGGTCCAATGTTTTCGGGTAAAACAACGGAACTTATTCGGATGACAAATCGGTATAAACAGATTGGGAAGAAGGTATTGGCAATTAACCACGCATCAAATCAGAGGTATGATACGGACCAAATCTGCAGCCACGATTTAAAGAAAGCGGAGCACACTATTTCCGTTAAAAGTTTGTCGGATATTTTCACAAATTACCAAGATATTTACCAAGAGGCGGATGTTATAGTTATTGACGAAATTCAGTTCTTTGATAATCTGAGAACTAATATAGCAAAAATGGTGGAGGACGATGGCAAGAAAGTGATTGCGGGTGGTTTAGATGGCGATTTCTTACAACGCCCCTTTGGAGAAACTTGTTCGCTCATCTCTTTTGCCGATACTTTTGAAAAACTCTCTGCCATTTGTGTCTTATCTGATGGGTTTCACGATGCGGCTTTTACCAGAAGAACTATCCCTGATACACAGCAATCCTTAGTGGGTTCAAGTGATATTTATATGGCGTGTTCTAGGAATATTTACAATATGCCTGATGAAGAGTTTCTTAAAATCTATCTATCTTATCTTAAGAAACGTGAAGAATTGCAAAATCAAGAAGTTACTGCTTAAATAGTAGCATTTATTTCGCATTCATCGTCATCCTGCATATCTTCTTCATACAATTTTATAAGCTCCTCAAATGATTTTTCAATAACAAATTCGCTGTTTTCATCAAAGTTTTTAACGAATTTTCGCAACTCAATATGAATATCACTAGATTTATTTTTAAGTAATTCTATGATATGTAAGCTCGCCATATTTTTAAGTCTTTTAGATACTTTTTGTTTCATTTCTAACAAAAGGTCTTCGCCAATATATCCCCAGATTTCATCACTATAAGTGCTGCGACTGCTGTGGTACAATTTTCCTTCGCGATACACTATCTCCCCATTTACATCTTTAGCCTCATTTTTATAAACTAAGTTAAATTCTATTTCAGGGTATTTTTTTGCAACAACCTCCAACCATTTATTCGGTGGGTTTCCAGATGTTAAAAAAACATAATAAAATTGCTCCATCTCCTCCTCAAAATCTTCCTCCCAATCCTTTAACTCCGCATTACGCTTTGTTCCCCATTTTTCTTTACACTCTACTATATCCTCCTCATTAGAAACCGGAACCGCTTTACTAAATGTCAATATATTTTGATTTACTAATCTTCTTTTTTGACCAATTATTGGAGCAACCCGATTTTCCTCAAAGAATCTTTGCAATTCTTCATATGGACCAAAAAGGTCTAAGTGGTTTTCACATTCACAAGGCATTTATTTTATTAGTTATATAATTTTTAAATTGACTATTTTTTTTAATTTAACTTTAAGATATTACAACAACTAAAATAATATTTTTTAACAGAAAATAATGTAACTTTACTAAATAATATATTTTTATTTATTTTTTTTTTCTCTTAAGGATCTTCAATTTTGCAGAGACCATCGCCCCAACATTTTTCACAAGTATCGTATCCTGATTTTAAGAAGCCCCTTCCTTGACAAACATAACATCCGTATCTTGCTGGAGTATGACAATCACAATAGATAGTATCTACTTTTACTAATCCCCAACCTTTACAAGTATAACATGAGATTTCCATTTTATCTTTTCTATATGTTTGAGTATTTTTATCGGGCATTTTTTTAAATATTTTATTTTAGAAAATAAATAAAAGTGAAAAAAAAAATATAAAAATTAATTTATAAAATTATGAATGGTTCAATCAACTATTGATTTCTGGATTGATCAAACCAATGGAAATAGTGATATTATACCATACTATTTTTATTTAGATTGGCAAGAAAGATTTTATCCAAAATCGCAAGCAACTTTTTTAACGAATAAAGAATATAAAAACTTATCTACGCAATTATTGGAGTCCGCAAATTTTATTAAAGTTTCAATCAACAATAAATTCACTCATAGGCCAATTGTAATTATTGGTAATATTACTTCTTATCCAATCCCTGAGCGCGAGGAGTTTGTTTATCCATCTGACCCTAATTATAGTAATATTCATTTTTTGAAATCTCATCTTCAAAAGTGTGTTAGGCGGAAGAAAACGGAAAAAGCAATTCAAACCGCAAAACATCTTCTAACTATTGACCCAGTAGCCTTTTTAAGAAGATTGGCGATTATTTTTGTAGAAGATGTTTCCCCTACCAACTTTTATCCAACTATTATTTGGTTACTTGTTGCAACCTCTTCTAAAATATTAACTTTATCAACAAATCATAAGGAATGGCTATTAGGTGCAGTGTATGTTGCTTGCGAAGCACCTTATCGTGAATATTTTCCGAATAAATATCAGCAACGAAAAAATATTTTTGAGGAAACGATTGAGAACAAGAAGGAATTGGAACCGAGTATTTTTGACTTAATTATGTCACTCTTTCTTCGGATTAGTTATGGCGGAATGCATGGAGATATGGGTATGTTAAAATGTCACGCTGAGACTTGGTTAACGCGTGGAAAAAAGGATAATGAGAATACTGAATGGAAGAGTTATTATGAGCAAAAAGTAAAAACGATTTCTTGGGTAGTGTATCCACTAGAAAAGAATGAATGGGAATATAGTGCAATAGATTTTCATTGTTTTCCAAAAATGTTGGATTGGTTAGTAGAACAATTTCCAGATTTTCAAAAAGAAGAAATTAAAGAAATTATTTGGAAAAATAGGTCATCCCTTAATGTGCGACCTTTTTTTCATAAGAATAGTAATCAAGAAAATATAGTTGAAAAAAATAGGTGCCAAAATTTAATTGATGATAATGAATGGCTTAATTTGATGAAAAGTTTGAATAAAATAAGTTTTTATGCAATAAAAACTTCATCCTAAAAATTTATTTTTTATTATTTTCGTTTACTTCTTTGATGGTTGTTTTAAATTTGTATTTTGGGTGTCTAATACTTTCTTTGGCAGCTTCGTATTTTTTACTCTCTTTAGTTTTATTATCTTGAATAGTAAAAGTGAAATGCGTTTTCTTTAATTTTGCAATAATTTCTTGATGGTATTTTTCTAATATATTTTTAAAACTTTTTCCAGTTAAATGTTTTTTGGAATTTTTATAGAAAATAGTAAATGATTTTTCTTTTGAGGCACCTCCAGTAACAGAATTGTTATTAAGCTGATACCCAGTCATATCAATTACTTTCCTTGGAGGTAAATTTGTTTGTACATCATCATATTTTGCATTCTGCTTAATTTGATCCGATAAATGATTTAAATTTTGTTCGTTTATATTTGAACCTTCATTAGGATCAGAATATTTTACTTCCGTATTGGACATTACTATATATATGCATTATTTTTTAATATCATTTACATTTTTTATAATAGTAAATACACTATCCATATTTTTATCATATTGAGCTATAATTGGACGATGCGTTACTAAAAAACTTTTATTTTTAATTTTTACCTTAACTTCTTTATCTAATTTTACCATAGTTCCAATATATTTATACATTTTACCATTCTCTAAATTTTTTATATTAAATGTTACATAATATTTTCCATCATCATTATCATTAAATCCTATCTTCTTTGATAATTTCTGAAATATTTTATGAGCAGCTTGTGAAGGCGTACTACCTTTATATTTACCATATAATTTTCCAAGTGCTGGAAAATCAACAAGAGAATATGTTTTTTTATCACTCATTATCTTATATATTTATTTTAATTATTTCTCCTTAGAAATAATTAAAAATTAATTTATTTAAGTATAGAATACCCAGCCTCCCTTTTGGCTTTGTTCAGTAGAACTGCCAAGGGATTTAAGCTCGTTTCTGTATTTTCTAGTGATAGTCTTTTTGCCATTATCTACCTTGTATGTTTCTGGTTTAGCGAGTTTTACGCGTTTACCTTCGTAGTGGTATACTTTCTTGTTCTTTCCACGAGTAGTCTCTTGGATGGCGAACTTGAAATGGCATTCATCACCACGTTTGTGTTTTTTGCAAAGTTGGGTGAAAGCTTTTGATGCAATTTCTTTTGGTCCACGTTTTTGGGGCTTGCCAGAGCTAGTAGTAGCTGGTAAGTTGTAGCGACCATCATCTTCAACAGGTTTGCCAGATACTTCAACTAATTTAAAGTGTCTGTCACCTTCCTTGTCAGGGGAACGAGATTTACCACCACTCATTTTTCTTTTTGGTGATTTGGATTTCTTCATTACTTTCTTGGGTGATTTAGATTTCTTCATTACTTTCTTGGGTGATTTGGATTTCTTCATTACTTTCTTGGGTGATTTAGATTTTTTTGGAGATTTGGATTTCTTTGGTGATTTGGAAGCTTTTTTGGCACCACCTCTTACTGGACTTCTTGAACGAGACTTACGTGCAGAAGAACTATTTAAGTTATCTAAAAGATTTTCTAATTTATCTAATTCCTTTTGAAAACGATTTTCAGGCATTATTATATATCATATTGATATTTTTTTTAATGCTTAATTCTTTTTAAATTTTCTAAATTATTAGTGAAAAATCCAATTCCTTTATTTTTTTTATTCTTAACGTAAAAGAGATAGTACTTATTTCCCTCTAAATTTTTATTTCCACCCGATTTTTCTTTTTTTAAAAAATCATCTACCAATTTTAATAACGCATCTTCAAAGTTTTTCCCACCTACACTTCCATTTATTAATGCACTACCACCTGTTTGATAAGCACCCTTTGTAACATTGCCAATATTATTTTGTATAGTTTTCTCCATACTTAAATTTTGAGTAGGTTGGAAAAATACTACTTTATTGTCTTCAAATTTAAAACTAGAATTTGGATAATAATCAAATAACCAATTAACTTTCATTTCCTAAAATGTACTTAGGAAATTATTTGCTTTTTAGAATATTTTGTTTGTTTTTAAGCGGCTTCCTAAAATAATATATTTCATGGTCATATATTTCTATATCCTCTAAATGTTCAATACTCTCCAACTTAAATATATTATTATTTATTTCTTTTAATACCTCATCCTTTGGTGGCATGTATAAACGATTTTTAAATACCTTTTTATCCTGATTCTTTCCCAATACCAATTCATTATAATAATATTTATTCTTAGTACTTTCTGATTTAGTCCACCAAGCATCGTGCGTAAAGTTTTTAAAATGTGTTACTGCGTGCTTTCTCTTCTGCTCATCGTCTGTAAATTGTGAAAAATTTCTTGGCGCTGGGTCTAATTTTGCAGGGTCAAAAATATGTATTATTAAGTATCCCCCCGGTTGTAACCAATAATAAAAGTTACTTAATATATTGTTCCAATCTTTTTGCGGATTATGATATAGTGTATCTTTTAAACATAAAATATGTGAAAATTCTCCTTCTTTGAATGCTTCAAAATCATTCAGATCTTTTTCTCTAATATCTGCAATGGGGTTTTTAAGTTTATTTCTTCTATTCATATTACGTGAGCGGTCACAGCCAATTGTATTATATTTTTGACTGATATATTGCATGTGACGACCAGCTCCACTCCCAGCATCTAAAATTTTTATTTCATCTTTTTCCACATTTGGATTTACTCTGTTATTATCTATAAATTTAGAAATCATACCAACTTCAGCTTTGTACATGTCATTCTCACTAAATACTTTGTCAAAAAGCATCGCATAAAATTCGGAAAAAGCATCTTTATATTCAGATGGGTCAAAGTTTTCAACGTACTTTTTATTATTAAAGATAAATGCAAAAAATATGTAAACACTTAAGATTATTGATATATATTTTAAATTTTTCATCTACAATTATTAGATATTATTATTTTAGTAAATGCGTTTTATCTATTTAAAAAAAATAGAATATTATAGATAATGGACAATCTTAATGAACATCTACCAATTGATGAGCTAAAACAGCTTGTTTATAGTTTGCTTAGTGATATTAACAACTCAGAAGATGAGGCGTTAATTAAAAATGGAAGAAAAAATGAACTTCTTAAAAAATATTCAACAAAATATGGTAAACTCCAATTACGTTATCCTGCACTTTTTAATATGGTATTAGATACTGGTAAAGATTTTGATCTTCAACAATTTCATATGATGATTGGAATGATTGAAAGAGTAAGAAATAAACAAGTATCTGAACAAGAAGCATCTATTCAATTTGGTCAGAAAATGGTTGACAAATATGTAAAGCCAAAATTGGATGAAATAGAAAAAAATAAATCTTAGGTTTTAATGTCGGTATTATTTTTAATGACTTCAAGGTAGTTATAGTGACTTCCACTATAAAGTAAAAAAATATTGCGATTTTTATTATCGCTAATAAAAGAACTAATCATTTTATATCCTTTACCATCTTTTTTCTCTTCAACAACAAAAACGTTTACATTAAATATTTTTGTTATAACCATTATTTCTATAGCACCGCCCCATTCTCCATCTTTTCGCATTTTTTCCACATAGTCATTAACTCCCATATCTGATTCAAATTTAATCCATTGTCTAATAGTTGTATCTTTTATTCTTTTATTATAATTATTTTGCATAAAATCGCATACTTTTTTTCTAATATCTTTAAAATTTTCACCAAATGCAAGTTCAAGTGATCTAAATAAACAATTGCCGTCTCCTTCTACAATCTTTTTTTTAAATTTCATTTGCATTTAATATTAGTTCACTTTTATTTTTTTTGAATCTGCACTCAAATTTATTACTTTAATCTCGTCCTTAGGTGCCTTTTCTTTCTTACTTGTCTTAGTCACAACTTCCTCTAAATATGATTTTACCTCCTCTGACATTCCACCCTCTTTTACCTCTACCTTCTTACTTGCTTTTGCTTTTTTATCTCCACTACTCCTAATTACTATCTTGATCTTTCCACCACCCTTTGCCTGCTTCTTTTCTTTCTTCTCCTCCTTTTGCATTAACTCAATAATCTTCTTATATGTCTTGTCTGAACTATTCGTCTTCTTCACAAATTTAAATTGATTGTTCAAGAAACTAAATTGCTTCTCCGATTCACTCATTCCCTGAATTGCATTATAATATTGCGAACTCTTACTAACTCCCTCAAATACTTCACCAAATCCTTTTAATTCAACCAATTCTAACCCATACTCTTTCGCTAATTTAACAAAGTAGCCATATGGTACTAAGTATTCTTTGTTTGTTGTTCCAATAGTAGGAATAAATACATCAATTGCATGACCAAACATTGGCTTATTATCATCAAAAGCACGAATATTGTAATCTTTTATAATCTTCCATAATAAATCATCACCTACAAAACCTTCCAATGGTGCTTTTATTCCTTTTAAAGTCTCAAACATTCTTTTACCATCAAAGGATGTACCAATAAAATGACCACCCACCTTTAAGTTGTCCGATACATTCTGTAAGAAGGACCTAATTGCAATTTCATTTACAAAGAAATAATGTAATGCAAATTGGCAACTAATAACATCATATTGGAATTTTGACAAGAACGTTTTCTTCATTAATATCTTGGCATTATGGTCCATTGCTGAAGCAAATTCAGGGAAAATAAGTTTTGAAGCATCGCCCCAAATATATTGTACGAAAGGTTTTGGTCTAGCCGCTTTCTTATAACTATCCATACCATACTCAATGTTCTCCTTATTAAATTCAACACCAATAATTTTTTCATATCTGCCATTCTTCCATTTAATAAAATCTCCTCCAATACCCGCCGCTAAATCTAATAATGTACCCTCGGTTCCTTTAGCACCACTCATAATTGCTGGTGCAACACTTTTAATTAAATCATCCTTAACAACTTGGTTATGGAATGTTTGATATGGATATTTCTTAAATCTAAATGTATTAGTCTCATAATACTTAGTAACCACCTCTTCGGGGATACGATTATCCATAATCATTTCCTTTGTAATCGGATTTGATAAAGCTCCCCACATATGATTGGCATAAGTTTCGGATGCTCCGTAAACGATGTCTCCTTCTTTATATTGTTTGGTCTTATTATGATTTACTGCAATTGGAGTCCACAAAAATTCATTGGTTTTATCTCCATACATTTTTTTGAACTCAAATTCAACAATCGTATCATCTCTAATTTCATCTTGTACGTCCGTTAATACATTACTTGCCATCATTCTTCCCATATTGTCAAGGGGAATGTTTGCCTTTCCAATTAAATTATCCTGGTCTTCACTTGTGCCCTTTGGTGCAAAATTAGCAATGGTAAAAATTTTCTTATACTCTTTCCTTTTTTGGTCATAAACATTACGATATCCACCAATATGAAGGTTTAATGTTTTATAGTAAATAATCTTACCGGTTTCATCTTTAAGGTGACTTGCTAATTGCAAGGGACTTACTTTATCGTTACGACCACTGCCATCTTTTTCCGTTTTAACTAAGAAATCAATCGTTCTAAATTGGGGAAGACGCCATTGGAATAATTGGTATGAATATCCTCCCTTTAATGGATAATGTTCCAAATATGATTTAATATATATACCCGCAATTTCAAAACCAGCATTTGTTGAATTTTCTAATAAATCCCCAAAATTTTTCATAAATGTATCACCATCGCCAAATAGATATTGGGCAATTTTAAATGTTGTACTTTGTTCACCTAATTCACTATCTTGATATCTTGATTTTTGAATACCTTCACGATAAAATTCTAGTAATTTATCAAATCTAGCTACTTCACCACCACTTTTTGCTTTAACAAAGAATTTCTTTAGACGAATATCTTCACCCTTTAAGAAAATTATATCTGTCATATAGAACATATTTTCCTTCCTAACATAATAACCCTCTAATAAAGTATTTTCAAAATCTTCTACAACCTTTCCACTATTAATAACTTTAAAAGTCCTATCAATAATAAACATCCTGTTGTCTACGCTCTTATTAAAATTCTCAGGTATATACAAAAATGATAATTCACCATATGGTAAATAACATAATGCATGATTCTTTTTTACATATGGACTGCTGTCAGTTTCGTGAAAATTACGGCGCAAAACATCTACCGGCTCTGCTAAAATGAAATGCTCACTTTTTAGTAAAGGAGATGTAACATTGGTTAATTTACGAAAACTATTTATAACACGCGTTTGGTCTTCAATACTCATAATAAATGTTGAACCTTGCATTAATTCTCTAATCCATCTTAGAATGTTTGCAATATTATTTAACATCTCCTCTATATTTGTATCATCTTTAATCTTGTCATTATCAATAAGGATTTCTAATTCATATGATGGCAACATGTCAATAGTACGAGACATTTTAAAATTTTTTACACTATTTTTAATGCGAACTTCTTTCATCATAATCGAATATTTATACTTTGGTTCTTCTATTTCATATACATTTATCTGCTTATATTCTTTTTCAACCTTATCATTTTCTAAATCTGATAAAAATTTTTTATCAACTATTTTCTTAGAAGTTTCAATTAAGTTAAAATTCACATTATTAAAATTATCTGAATATTGCTCCTTAATAGTCTCCATATAAAAGTTTTCATTATCTTCATCATTTACCCTATCTGGTCCAAATTGCCATAATTTTTTAACTCTATTTACATTATCCAAAAATAAAAAATATTCATCCTTCTCCGTTTTTACCTTTAAAAAAGTTTTCATCTGAAAATTCCATTCTAATCCACCATTTGATTCTTTATAAATAAAATGTTTAAGTATATTCTCAAATGTTTCACGTGGAATAGACTTTATTTGTTCATGAGATGAAATTTGAATAACATATTTGTTATCCTTTTTTAATCTTTGAAAAATGGAGCTTAACAAATCATAATCACTTGATGATATTTCCATTATAAATTATAACTATAATTTAAAATATATTTAAATCATTTATTTTTTCATATTTTTTTTTAATTTAATTAAATAATTCTTTTTCTAATTCTTTTATAGTTTTCTTTAAACTTTTACCACTTTTATCTGATGTCTTATAAATACTTAGGCCACGCTCTTTTGCAATTACTTGTAAATCGGCTAATTTATATTTTTTTTGTTCAACTTCACTCTTTTTTTCAGTTACTATTACTTTTACACTCTTTTTCTTTGCTTTTTTCTCTTGTTCATATGGCTTACTTTTTTCTTGTAGAAAATTTAAAATTGTATTATGTTCGTTATATAAAAATGTTCCATTACTATTTTCTTCTATTATAGCGCTGTATCTTTCACCATGCTTTACTAAAATTACTGATGGATTATATTTATCTAATTTGTATTCTGTTTCAAAATTTTTATTTTGATATTTATAATTAATGCAATTTACTAAATTGAATTTTTCTTTTTCTTCAAATAGAACATATACATTTAATGATAAATAATCTACAAAATATTGCCGAACAATTTCATATTCCTCTGCATCAAAATCATACTCTTGAATATTTTTTAAATATTTCTCAAGTTTATGTAAACTAAATTTATGGTTTTTATTATAATTAAAGGCATTATATAAATTCTTTTCATTTAAATCATATGACATTTGTTGGAACATCTTTTTAATGAATTCTAACCTACTTTTAAAGGTAAAATGACGATAATCACTCATAATACTATTTAAAATTGCTGAAAAGAATGTATTTTTCTTCATAGTATCACAAATTAAACTATAATTTTCATTAGGTTGATTAAGATACATCTTTATATTTTCAGGTAGTTTCTCAATTTTTTTATTCAAAAATTCATATTTATCTTCCAAAATATAGGAATCATAAATATGTCTTTCTTCTTCTAATACCTTAGGTAATTCAAAACGTTTACTTGTTTGTGTTTGTTGTTCATTTAAATATTTACTTAAAGATTCTACACTTAGCATTAAAAAATAATTAATAGTTTACTTTTAAATAATTCACTTTTTAAATATTTTTTATAAAAAAATATTTAATTTATTTTAACCTAATCCTCTTCCTCAACATCTTCTTCGTCATCCTCATCATCATCATCATCATCTTCCTCACCTTCTAATTCAGTTGGCGAATCTTGTTTTGCTTTATAATCTTTTTTTAAGATTTTTTTAGTAGTTTGCTTTTTATTAGTTTTTTTTGTCGTAACTTTTACACTACAACTTACTGCACTATTTTTTGATATATCCTTATATCTTTTTAATATTTTTGCTTTAATTCCACTATATTTCTTTTTATTTTTCTTTAAATTTATTTTTAATCCAATCATATCATTTTCATCTATATCATTATCTGTAAAATTTTCTTCTGGCATCTTATATTCTTCAAAAATTGAACTTTGTAAACTACTCATACTATAAATATCATAGGTTTTGTTGTTTGAAACATTTGTATTATTAAAAATATCACTATTTGTTATTTCATCCTTATATTCTGTTTCTTCAAATAACGTTGTCAACCTTTGCTTTTCATCTTCTATTTTTTGATTGTTTTTATTCATATATTGTTGATTATCTTTACAAAATTTTATAAAATATTTTATATCATTTAATGTTTTAACATCCAAAATTGATAAATTTAAAAAAGAACCATTACTATTTTCTGTATATTTATTTAAGTTTTTTCTAACTATCTTTATAACCTCTTTCCATTCTTCTCTACCTTGACAATTTTCTATATAATACTTTATCTTCTTTAATTCTTCTGCACTAATTTTTGTATTTTCTTCCTTTTTTGGTTCCTCTATAGCTTTGTCTTCTTCATTATCTACCATTATATTTTTACATTTTTATAAAAAATTTTTTAAATACTTTTTTATTATAGAGTAATTTCTTCATCAAGTTCTTCGTCATCTTGCTCACTTGTTACATCATCAACGATTTCTTCATTTAATTCATTTGGGAAACCTTCTTCTTCCAAATCTTCTTGATATTCTGTTGTATCCTCAACAACAGGCTCTTGCATCTCTTCTTCCTCCTCTTCATAATCTTCTTCATCAAAATCTGAATCCTCACCTTCATCTTCAATTTTTTCTAATTCGGTTTCTTCTTCCATCATCTCTTCATTTTCTTCTTCATTTTCTTCTTCAAAAATATTTTGTTCATTTTTAAATGCCTTATTTTTATTATTTTTCTTTTTAATTGAAACTGTTTTATTTATTTCTGTTGTATGCAATTTTGCATATACCTTAATACGCCTGTTATTAAGATTATAAGTTTTTCCAATTACAAATACCGAGATTTGGTTGCCAATTTCTACCTTCTTAAATAAATCTTTATTCTCATGCAAATCCTTTGGAATAATTATTACTAATGGACCAAGCTCGGCTAATATACCTAATTTATTAATATCCTTAACTACAACTTTTATAACACATCCTTTTGGAATATTGCAAATTTCAGCACCATATAAAATAGTAAATTCAACATTACCAGTAAATTGATTACTATTCATATTTCCAATACTTCTTTGCAAAATTTTAATACTTCCCGGCCTAATATATCCCTCTTTTACACATCGGCCTTCAAATTGATTTTTTATGTTTCTTTCAATGTTCTTTTCAAAATCTTCATTGATATCTATTGGTCTTAATTTTATATCGTGTTTGATCATAGTTTTAAAATAAATATCATTTTCTGACAATATATTCATATATATTACATACAAATATATATCTCTTTAAAATGATCAATTTTTAATTTTATTTTTTATAAATTTTCAATAGAATTAACAAACCATTTTTTACCATTATAATTCTCTAAATTATATTTTCTTAACATAAATTCTATATTGCGACATCTTGATTTAATCTGTTTTATATCTTCTTTAATACCAATTTTTTTAGTTAAATCTTTTAACTCTTCGCTACTAAAATTCAAACATTTCTTACCTTTAATCTCAGAACGTTTGGATACTTTCAAATCAACAGTTTTAGCACCGGAAGCTTTTGTTCCGTCATAAATCTTAAAAATAAAATCGCCATTTTTCCATTTTTCCATAAATCCATAAATATCATTAAAAGGAACTAATTTTTTACTTTTTTCTTTGATATTTTTTATTTTTTGATTAAGTTTTATTTTATCCCTAAGTTCTGAACTACATTCACTAACCATTTTACTGCTGCTATTGTAACAATAATATTTAGACATTTTAAAACCAACAAGAACATCATTATCTTTTTCTTTACCCGTTTCAACATCGCGATATTGATAAATTAAAATGGGGTCAAAATATTTTATTAATTCAATTTGATAGATATGTTCCATTTTTCCTTTGGTTTCGTGATATATTTGAACCAAGTTTTTCAGTAATGCTACTTTCTCTTTTTCTGGCAATGGGTCAATAACCATACCCAAAACTATATACATTTTATTTTTATCTTGGTATGGTATTTCTTTTATTAATTTCTCCATTTCAGTAAAAATTAGTTTTTGCAACTCTTTTCCACTTAATTTTTTATTTTGACTATTATAAGTATTATTTTCATTTCCCTCTAAATCTTGGTCAAAAATATATAATAAAGGTTTTTCATTAATATAATGCCCTTTATAGTATAATGGTGCAGCAAGATAATTAAATTCTAAAGGTTGATAGACATAAAAATTACCACGATATATTAAATATCCTTTCCTGTTATATTGGTCATAAATTGGCTCATTTATATTATCCAACATTTCGTTTATGGCTAAATAAATAAACTGCGTTTCTAGAGTTGGAAAGCTTTTTCTGACTTCGTGTAAAATTTCGTGCAATAAAAAGATATATCCATTTGTAAATAAATTTTTAATAATCGTTTTTGTATTTTCAATATCTGTTCTTGCAAAATAAGAATTATATGTATCAGTATTTATCTTATATTTTTTATTTTTACTTGGCATCCATTTACATTCGTATTCACAATTGTCCATATAACTACACTCACGGGAGCCAGGAGTATCTCGCATACTAACCTTAATTTTTTCACCTCTAGATGTTATTAAATTAAACATTTTATCACTATTATATATATTTCCATTGCGGTTTAATACACAATCCACAGCATTTGTCTTTAAAATATATTCTACCGCCTTTATTTTTCTATCCTTTATTTCAGCTAATCTATAAAACCTACTATCAACCATCTCCGTTTCTTTTTCCTTTTTACTTGCATTATTCGGTGGATATGAAACATATAAAAATATTTCTACATTTCGCTCTTCTGAGGGTAAGTCCGCATGACTGCAAAAACGAATACCTCTGCCAACTATCTGTTGGATTCTTGATAAATTGTACCAAGGTTCTAAAATATGTATTTGTCTTATTCTCTTAAAATCTAAACCTTCACCAACAGTTCTAGTACCAATAACTACTTTTACTTCTTCACCATATTTATTATTTGAATTATTTATTACATCAATTAATTGACCAGTTTCAATTTTTGAAATAGATGCGCGACCAGTAACTATTATATATTTCGCAATTCTGAAGGTATGATAATCTTCTAATTTTTCATTTTCATGAACTTTTTCCAAACGATTACCACCGCAAATTGCACAGATTGGATCGCGTTTTCCTCCACCACCAACTCTATTTATTTTATAATCTAATAATGAGGTTTCACCTTTAACTGTATATCTTTGAAAACCATTTTGCTCTAACATAAGGGCAAAGGGAAGAACACCTCCCCAAACAAAATCTGAATAAACATAGCAAATACCTTTTCCATATTTTATATTTTTTAAAGCTCTTGCAAATTTTGCAGAATATTTATGTAAATGCTTTTCATCTAAAAAGGATGTCTCATTTTTACTACCTATATCATGTTTTACATGTGATTGGAACTTAAATTGGTATGATTTCTTTTGTGTTTTACTTTCTGCCTTTTCTATTAAATTAAACGGACCTTCGCCATTATCTTTATCACCAATTTGATATGCGAAATTCATTTTTGCAAGCACGTTTTCATTATTTTTATTAGGCATAGCAAGATTGGAAATATAAAATAATGGTTGTAGTCTAGAATGACTATCCTCTGCTTTATTCATATTATTTAAATTTTCCATATTCCTATTTACGTTTTTACTATCTTCTTTCAGCTTATTGTTGTAGCAAGTATATTGATAATCGCTCATTGGACATACCGCTAATTTTAATTTTTTAAATCTGTCGGTTTCACTAATTTCATTTCCCTTATAATCATACTTTATATCTAGTACTTCGGCATCATTGGGATAAATTTTTAAAGGAAAAGATATTGGGTCTTCTCCCCTTAAATAAGAAATATACCCTTGACAAGCTTCTTCTAATCTTTTTTCTCCACCAGGAACAAAATTATCTTCTCCATCCAAGATTTCATTTCTCTTTATTAATGGACGCCCATCATTTTCTAATAATAAATTTAAAATATATATAATTTCTCTGGCATTATCGTACATAGGTGTTGCACTCATTAAAACTATACGTAATTTTTCAGCAAACTTTATAACCGCTTGTAAAATAGGGGGGACTTTTCTTAATTCAACATTTGAACTATCACTCTTAATATTATGTATTTCATCAATAACTAAAACACGATTTTGAAATTGATTTTTGATTGCTTTTTTTTGTGCATCTGTTAAAGATGTCATTTTTCCATCCCATCCCAAAAAGTTCATAACAAAATTACCAAATTGTTCATAACCGAAAAATTTATAATTATTATTTATACTTTTATTGATTTCCCTTACTTTTTGTTGCATAGTTAAACCACTAAACTGCTCAAAATCACGGCTATACGTATTACCTGTACATTGAACTATATCATCGGGTCTTGTTTTATTTGCTTCTTTAGTAATATCGTATAGTTGTTTTCTGAAATTAGGAAGGATTCTTGGACCTAAAATAACTATAATCTTTCTTTTTTCATCGGTGTGCATTCTTTTCATAATTTCTTTAAAACCTTCGCTAATTTGAATAGCAGAACAGGTTTTACCAACACCAGTTTCGTGGTATACTAAAATACCATTATAAGGTGTGTTTACAGAAATATAACTGCGGAGAAATTCTTGTTGTGGTGCAATTTTAAAATTTTTTGCGTTACAAATTTCCTCTGTTGTTTTTTCTAATTTTTGTATCTGATGTTTATTAAACTCCTTTTTAACGAAAATTTTTTCATTAAATTTTGGGTCATCTAATTCAGGATAATACATAAAACTATCTTCTGATACTTTTTCTTCAACTACTTTTATTTCATTTGGTTCAACTTTTTCTTTTTTAATTTTGATTTTTACCATTTTAGACATAGTACTTCTAATGTTATATAGATTTTTTACTAACAAAATTATTAGTAATAAATTAATTTATTTTCTCTTTCTTACATAAAAATATATACATAAACTTAATAATATCCCAGAAATTATTGATAGAGATGTTATAATAGAAATAGATTGTTGACTTAATCCATTTATTTTTTGTTTTTTACCTTCTCTCTTAACTTTTTGAACTTCCTCATTCTCATTTAATTTTTCAATTTGACACTCTTTATTATAGGTGAAATCTATTTTTTTACCATACGCCTTCTCATACATTTTAATTACTTTATCATATGAAAGTGCTGGTTTACCATTCATTATATTTACCATATTGTGAATATCAATAAGCCAATATGCTAATGTTTTTCTTGTACCTAATTTTGTTTCAATTGGATGTTTTCTAATATGTTCGCTGTAATGAACCCTGCAAATTTGACAAGGAAGAATATATTCTAAACTATTAAAAAAATTACGGATACGTTCTTTTTGTTCAATATTTGGCATAATTGGATAATTAAAGGTTACTGAATGTAAAGCAAACCAAAAAGGTGGACCCCATACTTCTGAATTCATAATAGGTTAATATATTGAGAGATAAATATTTTCTTTTCGTTTTCTAATAAGGCGCTGGTATTCTATTTTCATTTCTTATTTTAAATTTAATTTTTTCATTCAATGCCTTCTCATTTTTATGGTCAAAACTTATATAAGCAACTTCATTCCAATCATTTCCGTACATTCTTTCCAAATATTTTTTTGGTTCTGAAATGCCCATTAAATACCTATTACCAAATTTATATTTTCTTAAATTATCAAATTGTTCTTTACTATAATATCCATTTTTCCAATAAAATCTTGGCTTTTCCTCCGCATAAAAATACCTATTACCAAAATCTTTTATTATAAAAATATCTAAAAATGGATATTTATGCGAATATTTTTCATAACTTTTTCCATTTATTGGAAAAATTTTATACATAAATTTAAATTTTATTAAATCATACCCTTTGCTATTTAAAATTGATTTTAAGTTTAATAATTTATCAAGATTTTTATCTTCAATAGTTATGTCAACATCATCATCCCAAGGTATTATACCACCATGTCTTACTGCTCCTAATAATGTACCCCCATCTAAAGAGTATTTAATATTATTTTCTTTAAATAAATCGGTTACTAAATATAATAAGGTATAAAGTTCTTTGCTTATTTTTTTAGAGATATAATATTTTTTTTCATAATTATATGATGTAAAATTTTCGTTTCTTCTAAATGGTAAATTAATGAATAGTAGAGTAACTAATAATACGATTATAATTTTAAAAAAAATCATTAGTAATACATAATAATATATTTTTTTTACCATATATTTGATTTCATATTATATGGCATATATATGATCTCTTCTTTTGGAATATATGCTTTAATATGTTTATTTTTAATATTATTCATTATCATATTATCAATAGCAGTATATATTGGTTTGCAATGTTTTAATAATTTTTTAATACCTTTGTTAGATATTATGTATCCGACAGTTCCATATTGTGGATAACCTTCTTTAACATATTTATTTACATTAGGTGCATTATTAAAAAAACGTTTTTGAGAATCATGTATTAATAATTGAGATATATCAAAATCTTTTGGTAAATTTTTTATATAATTTATTAATCTATTTTTGAAATCTTTATTAAAATATACATCATCCTCTAGAATTATAAAAAAGTCGTTATTTTCTTTTTGTAATCTTTCCCATAAACGAATATGACTTATAGAACAACCAATTGCTCCTCTTCTCATTTTATTAAATTTTTCTTCAGTAATATAGTTATTTTTTATTATTTCGTCTATATTTAATTTATTACCATCAACAGCACTAATTATCTCATAATTTTGTATATTAAATTTTTTTATTATATTATTAATGTGCATTACTCTTTTCTTATCTTTTTGTAAAACTATAAAATATAATTTATATCGATCAATATTATTATCTTCAAAATTTTCTTTACTATTTTTTGGTAAACTATATACTATTAAAAATATTAATGCTAGAAATAAAACTATTGTTAAATAATTTATATTTTGACAAAACATATAATATAAAATAGATATTTTTTTACTTTTTTTTTCTAATAGAATATCAGATGTTATTATTTATTCGTAATTATTCAGTATCTCTATTTTTACTTATGATATTTTTATTATTGCTAATAAAAGTTAAAATTAATAGAGTAGTAGCTTCGTCTAAAGAAAACTTTGAAACATATAAGAGACCAATGAATATTTGGATGTATTGGGAAAATAAACCAGGAAAAACAAAACCAACTTACTTAAAACTTTGCTTTGATACAGTTTTCAAAAATTGTGATAAGAACTTTTCTATAAATCTCCTTGATGAAAAAACTATTCATAATTATTTACCCAATTTACGAGCCGATTTAGATGAAAAATTAAGTATCCCACAAAAAGTAGATTATTATAGACTAAAATTACTTGAAAAGTATGGAGGTATCTGGCTTGATAGTGATACTATTGTCTTAAAAGATTTATCGCCAATTATTGATAAATTAGATGATTACGATTTTGTAGGTATGGGCTGTATTGGAGCACATAATTGCAAATGTGGATTTCCAAATCCATCAAATTGGGTAATGGCTAGTAGAAAAGATACAGCATTTATAAAATCTTGTATTCAATTAGCCGATTATTTATTAGATAATAATGATAGAGATTTTTTCAGAAGAAAATATCATTCACTTGGTAGAGTACTTTTAGGTGGAGTTATTGATAATTATAGAAATTCTGGTTGGAAATATTATCATTATAAATCAGCTTGCTTAGAAAGAGATAGTGATGGTAATAAACTAACAAATCGTCGCTTATTACAAGATGAAAAGATCGATGAAAAATGCGAAAATGAATCTTTATTATTGCCGATCTATAATACGGCACCTGGGTTTCCACCTGAATTTTTATCAATGTCAAAAAATGAAATTTTGAAGCAAAATATGCTTATCTCAAAATATTTCAGAAAAGCATTAGATTAAATTACATTTATATTAGATTGAATATTAGAAAACCAAGATGTTAATGGTCTTTGACCACTTAAAATTCTTCTTTGCGATGGCAATTCATTATTATGAGTTATTAATGGACTAACAATAAAATAAACATTTAATTTTTTAAACAAATAATTTTTTATATATTGGTCAATATTGTTATTTATAGGCATACTTTCATTAATTAATATTGACAAAGCTTTTTTATTAATTAACATTCCATACATACCAGTATTAAATGTTGAACCTTTTTCACTTTTTATTGGAACAACTATATTTTTTCCTATCTTCTTACCATATATATTACTGGCACCTAAATAAATTATATCCCAATCTTTGGGTATTTGTTTATATATTTCATTAAATTTATTTAATAAATTTTTGCAAAGAATAACATCATCTTCTAGTACTAAAATATTATTACCTTTATCAAGTTCTTTTTTCCAAATATTGTAATGAGAAAGGTAGCAACCAATTGCCCCCTTTGTCATCTTTTCATATGTTAGTTTCCCATCTCTTATTAATTTTTCTTTATTTAATAATGAACCATTCACTGCAGGATATCTTTCAAAGGCAATATTTTCTCGTTTTAATTGTTTCCTAATCATATCTAATCTATCTTTGCTATGCTCTAGATTAATAACATATACTTTATCAAAAATGTTATTGGATTCAAAATTTTCTATTTTATTCTGTTTAAAAAAAGTTATCAAAACTATAAATATAAAAAATATATAAAAAATAATATTCATATATATTTAATAAAAGAAATATTTATTTTTTTCCTCAAAATTTGACCTATTTAATTATTCTCTCTCTACACATAATACATCTTCCACAAGGTTTGCCATCTCTTGGATACCAACAACTCCACGTTTTTTCTAAAATATTGAGATAACCATTCTTTTTCGCTACATTCAACATATCCTTTTTACTTAAATGTAAAGTTGTAAACTTAAAGTTATCAAAAATCATTAGAGGCATATCATATTCACTATTTGCCTTCTTTAAATTACATATATTATTATGACAATCAACTTTACCATATAAGGTATTATACATCATTGAGCCATGCGGTTCTTTCTCAACACAAATCTCAACTTTTTCGCCAGTTTTTCTTTTAATATTTCTTGCTACCTGAGCGAGTCCTCCATATTGGCAAACAGCTCTTCTAACTCTTTTTTGTTGTTTTAAATGTTTCATATTTTCTTTAATATCTTCATCAATTGGTAAATCTTTTATATCAATCAGGGGTAGTAATAATTCTTTGGTATAAGGATATTTTTTATTAAGGGTTTCTTTAATTTCTTTCATTGCAGCATATTCAAATCGGTGATTATGTCTTCTTGTATTTTTATCTACATCATTATCAATGATTGCTGAGATATAAATAGGCTGAACAACTTTTTTCTCCTCAATTAGCAATTGACATAATCTAAAAGTGGAATCGTATCCGCCTGTCCAGAATATATAGTGTATTTTGTTGTTTATAAAAGTTTCGTATTTCTTTTTTCTGTTGATTAAAAATTTTATAACCAATAATAATATTGTAATAATAAGTAAAAGTAATGTAAAAATAAATTTATAATCCATTTAAATTTATATGACAAATATTTCCTAATATTTGTTATAAAATAATTTATTTAATTGGCAATGGTATTTGGGAAACCAGTTGTCATCCAATAATCGGGTGCTAAATATGGTGGTTTTACACCTTGTTCCGTGCATGGTTTATCACTTGGTCCTTCCTTGAATTGTGCTTCAATTCTATAAAATGGAAGGGCATAGTTGAAATATCTTACTTGTGATAAAAAGCCGCTAAATCCACCCCATTTTGTTATGTAAAGATTACCATAATTTTGTTTTGGTACTGCTCCTAAGTTGCAACGCTTCTTTAATTTGGCATTGACAAATACATCTAATTGTTGTCCTGTTAAAACGGTAGTAATCAATACCCATTTGTTTAAGGGTAAGTTGCCAATATCGCAAGAAACCTTAACATTATCGTAGGTGTTCATATTAATTGCCATTTTATTCTCATTAGGATAAAGCCAGAATCCAGGTGCTTGTAATGGCACACTTGAACTATTTCCCTTATGCATAATATGTTTCCATTTTCCTAAATTCTTAAATGTATCTCCATCAATAAATATCCAGAAAGAATAAGTAAATTCAATTCCGTGTTGTTGGTCGTAGGATGGTTTTAATCTATTTCCATTTATTACTAAAGGTTGGTTTGCCATTCTTGTTCCGTAAATCATAAAAGGGTTACTTTGTCTATAATTATTGTAATCTAATCCCACACGAACAAAGAAGTAAACTATTAATAATAAAATAATAAGACCTACTAAAATTAATATCCAAAAACTTGGTTTTTTTACACCAGTCTTTATATTTGAAAAACTATTACGTGCATTACCCATAAAATTATTCATAGTATATTATATAAAAAGATATATTTTGTTTTACTTTAAAGATAATTTTTTTTGTTTCTATTAAACAAAAAAAATAATATTTAATATGGTCCACCACTATAGATTGAAAATATTTGGTCAGGGTTTAATGCCTTTTTGTAGTAAACGACATTAGATAATTTACCAAAGAAACCACCATTTAATCCAAATTGTACTTTGTCGTCATTTAATTTTGGTACACCTCTTAATACACAACTTCTCTCTAACTTACCATTAATATACATATCAACTGTTCTATTATTTAATACATATCCAATATGTACCCATTTTTGTAATGGTATATTCTTAATATCACAACCTTCGTTGGTGGCGGCATAAGTGGTAATACGTGCGTGTAAACTATTAGAGTTAGGGTATAACCATAAACCAGGAGCTCTTGAAACATCTCCACTACCAACTGGGTTAGCATTATTTCCTCCCTTTACTAAGATGTTTTTCCAGCCTCTGGTCCAATCCTGAATATATATCCACAAACTATAAGTAAATTCTAAACCTTCTTCTGGGTTTTGAACTTCTAATCCATTTTTTAATTTGTCATTTTTTGCAATATTGTAAGCATCTACGGGACCCTTAATTAAAAAGGTAGTATTTTTATTCTTATTTTTTACTGCTTTAACTATTGCCCAAATGACAACTACTAATATAACTATAATAATTACTGCGCCAATAGTATACATTAAAACTTTACCTACTTTGGAAGTACCGCTATTATTACCTAATTTAAAACTAGTCGTGTTTCCAAGATTCATACTACTATTTGAATTTGACATTTATATTTTTATATAAGATAAATTTTTATACTTAACATTTAACCAATTAGATAATTTTTTTTATCGCATTGTTTTCTATTTTATATTTTTTGTAAACCGAATCCGGTGTTAATGCAACATTTACATATCTTAAGTATCGCATTTTTCCAAAAAATGGTGTTCTATATAAGTTTCCATTATTCGTCTGAGGATATCCAGTTAGGGTAATAGTTTGCTCTAATTTACCATTTATATAACAATCTAAACTCTTATTCTCTAAAACTATTGTTAGACAAAACCAAGTATCTAAAGGAATATCATACAATTCTATAGAATTATTGGCTCCGTCGGATGTTGTTACAGAAACATTCATTTTATTTTCCTGTGGTGCTAAATAAATTCCCGGATTCTTATTATCAAAAATTGATTGCTCATTAATATTAAAAGTTAAAGGTGGCGCCGTATTTATTCCACTTCCAGAAACGTTTAAAGTAGCATTCTCTTCTTCTTCCTCTGTATTTGAATCACTTGCTGGTACACATCTATAATTTATATTTACATTTGCATTACCTTGATTGGGAGCTGCTGGATCATTACTTGCCCTATTATTTACTCCCTTTAGTAACACAGGTTTCCACCTTGTTTGATTTACATCAAAATTTTCTGGTGCAACTTTTATCCAAAAACTATATGTATATTCATTTGGAATTTCATCATCTAATTGATTGTTATAGGCAAATAATAATGTTTCTCCATCTAAAATAGTTTTTTCATTCTGATTAGTTAATTTACCAATTCGGTATTCTTGTGTTTCAGTAATGACTCTATTATTACTATCTGTTTCAAATTTATTCATCTTTAAATATTGGTTTTCACTTGGAGGTGGTATATATGACTTCAATTTTATAAAAACTATTACCAATATTGCAAATAATATTATAACCAAAAATATAATTTGATTTATTGATAAAGTAGTAAAAAATGTCTTGAACATTTTTATCAAAGGACTATCTTTAACACCCTTATAAATTATTGATAAGCAAAAAATTATTATAAAAAATATTCCAAACGGCAAAAAATAAGAATTTTTCTTATATAGTGATAAAAATATTATAGAAGCTATAAGCAATATACAATTTAAAAAAAACCACATTGGATTTTCTTTGACAAATTGGTCAATTCTTTCTAAACTTAACATATCTGATGCTCCAAATGAATTATTAAACGAACTATTTATGTTATAATTTTGTAAATACGACATACTTTAGTATTAATTTTTTATTAGATTATTTTTTTTTCATAACCTTAACTAACTTTTCTTCTAAAATTTTGAAATACTATCTTCCAATGTTTTTTGTCCATGACAATTCCTGCACAATGCCTGTAAATTATTTGGTTCATTTGACCCCCCTTTATATAATGGGACAATATGGTCAACTTCATACGTTGCCTCTAAGATTTTCTTGCATTTAATACATTTCCAGGTTTGATTTGCGGCAACATATTTTTTTACTTTATCAGAAACTTTTCTTTTTGTAACATTTTTATTTGTATTCATCTTATTTTCCATTTGTTTTCTTTTTTCTGCTTCTTCAACTAAATCTATTTTCTTTTGTTGTTTCGTTTTTATTTTATTTAACATATTATCAGGCAAAAAGAATTCAAAAAATGAAAAAGTGTCTTTGGATAATAAAGTCGGTGCAACTATAGCAATAATAGAAACACAAACTATTAATATTTTTGGTAATTTTTTTGCATAATTATATCCCTTAACTAAAATATTATTAAATTTATAATTAATATAAAGTAAAAAACAGATAAACAAAATTAATATCACTAAATTTTTTTTACCTTTATTCATATTTCTATTATACAATTTAATTAAATTATATAATTTACGTATTTAATTCTCAAATTGATTAGGCACACCTCCAGTATAATTGTTATAATACTTACCATTAGATGGCCAACAAGGCAAATTATAATTAATTGGACCCATTGGAGTACCATCAACACATATACCCCTTCCAAAAGAATTTGTACACCATCCACAATTACTTTTTTGTAAGCAATTTTGTTTATCTAAATCTTTACATTGAGTATTATCCTTTAAACATTGTTCTTTATTATCATAGACAAAAAGTGGTACTTGAGCAATCATATTTTGACCACACTTATTTTTTGATGGATCTAAATAATTATAATTATGTTCTTTACATTGTTTTCCTTCCCAGCAATAATATTTTTTTGGTTTCCACTTATTATCAAAAGTTTCTTTTAATTCATCAATTTTTTCTTCAAATATTTTTAAGTCTTTTCTAGTGTTATGATATGCTTTTATTTGTTCAGGACATATATCTTTACAATAACTTAGCGGAAATATATTAACATAATTTCCTACTATATTTGCACAGAATAATGGACTTTTATAAGGCATAATACATGCTCTATTATATTTATCAAAAAATGGTAAGTTTTTATCTTCTTTATTTGGGTCGGTGCTTTTATCAAATATAGATTTATCAGTATTTATTACTCCTTGATTTTCTTTATAAGGACTTTCAAATGTTTTATGATTTTTATATCTATTTAATATATTATTGGTAAAATACTCTTTCGTTGGTTTATAATTAATAAGATAAATAAAAATTAATAATAAAAATATTATAATGAAAAAAAATGAGTTCATTATAATAAAGTAATAAAATTATTTTTTATCAAAACGAAGAATTCTTTGAAAAGGCCAAGCTGGCTCTAAAATTTCAATAAATGGTTTTCCAGGTTCCCCAATAAATATATCAATTAGTTCTACATCTACATCCCCTAAATTAGCAGCTGCCATAGGAGTACAAGGTGGCATGTAATACCCACTATTTGCTCCATATTTCTTTATTGGCTGGCCTTGAACAAAATCTGTCATCTCACCCGATAAGATTAAAGTATAACCACCATAACGATGTACATGAATACCTACTCTAGTTCCAGCTTTTCTAATAGATTTTACCATTAAAACTGTTTGTCCTTGACTATTGATAGTATTTAATAATACTTTAGAATCTTGTGTAGGTAATAATATTCCAGGTGGAGTTTGTCCATTTATTTCTGTAAATTTATTGGTTTCACAAGATAATTTTTTTAAATTACATTTATTATTTAATTGTTTGAGTAAATTTTGAAGAGTACAAATAATTTGTTTATTATTTACTTTATCATTTTTAATTTTACATATTAAATTTTGCAAAATACATTTTAATTTTTTATTATCCATAAGTTTATTAGTTTTTTTTTATCAAAATTGAGAAAAAAAAAATTATTCATTTTCAAACATTCCTAATCTGGGATAATTAAACATATGTTTTTTTACAACGTATTTTTTTTGTTCTGTATCCCAAGTTGTTTCAATAATATAACCTCCATATTGGTTAAACCAAGATTTATTACAAGTTTCGTTATTTGTTGGAACACTGGCAAAATTATCTGGATTAAACATTATATATTAAACAAATAAAATTATTTTAGCAATTACTAAATAATAAGCTAATAAAGCTAGTAAAGCAAAAATGAGTATATTACAAAAATGAGAGTTAAAAAATCCATTGCTAAATATTTGAAAAAAATGTAATTCGGTTCCTTGGTATGCACTATTTATCAAAATATGAAATATAACTAAAAAGGTAAAAAGTTGAAGTAGTTGGTTATACAACTTTGCATTTTCTAAATTTTCTAATTGAATGAGAGCCATTCTAATAAAATAAGATAAGGAAAAAAATAATTTGGAAAAACTATAGAAACAACAATAAGTTTAAAAAATTATTAAATAATATTTTGATAATAAAAATGAAATTGATAAAAGAGAAAGAAACTTTTACTTTAAATGAACGAATGGATTTATTTTTTAATAGCGAAATAAACCATGAAGAAGTTATAGAAAAATTATTTGCAATTAAGAAACCAAACTGGTGGCATCTGTTTTTTACAGATGATAAAAATAGAATTGAAACAAATGTTCTAGAAGAACTTGATATATTTACAAATGTTAATCTTTTTTCAAAATTAGATAGAACAAAAACTATTTTTGGTAAATATATTCTAAAAAAATTATTATATAATCCCACACATAAATTAGATATTTTATCTAATCGTAAAGAATTTTTAAAATATTTAACCAACAACAAACAAAATCTGAATAATATAAATGAGCAAATAGAAACTATAAAAAATCTTGATAAATCATATCTATGGTATTGGAGAGAAAATGATGAGCATTCAGATTTTATTTATAACATGATATATTTCCAAACACCTTATCTCCAATTTTTAAATAAAAATGAACTCTTTCTTCGTTTTAGTAATTTCTATAAAATAGTTGTATCGCCATTATTTGTTACTTTTTCACCACTATTATATATTATTTTACCTTTTGTTTTACTTAAATTTATGAAGGTTAAAATACCTTTCAAAGTTTTAGTAAAAATGATGTGGAGTGGAAGTACTCAAATGATATCTTTACCATTTATTAAAAATGAATTTGCAAAAGTAGCGATTAACTTTTTGTCAAAAGCTTTATCAGTCTTTTATTATTTTCAAAATGTGTATAATACTATAAACTACTCTAAAAATACATTATCTATTATTAAAACGTTACACGAAAGAGTAATAGGTATATCAAAATTATCAAAAATAACAGAGGGATTTATGAATCAGCACGAAAATTTTGTAGGTAGTAGAGTAAATGAAAATAGTAATCAAAAATTCTATAATCTTTTAAATGAAATGAATAATAGTCAAATTCCAACTATTTTAAGCGATAAAGGTACTCTTTTATCTACTTTCTACAATGTTCTAGATAAGAAAGAACTTATTATACCTTATTTATTGAACCTCGGCTTATTTGACGCCTTTTCTTCTTTAGCAAATCTATACGAAGAAAGTAAAGATAAATTAACTCGCTATTGTTTCCCACAATTCACAGAAGAACAAAATAAAAAGAGAATAGATATTAAAAATTTATGGCACATATCATTGTATGAAAAAGAAAATGTAATATTAAATAGTATCAATTTTGATAGAGAAAAAAGAAATTATATAATAACTGGTCCTAATGCAGCAGGTAAATCAACTTTTATAAAATCGGTTTTATTAAATGTTTATCTAGCACAGACTATAATATTATCAAATAGTTATGATATGGTATTGTCTCCATTATATTTAATATCATCTTGTATTCGTAGTATTGATGAGCAAGGTAGAGAGTCATTATTTCAAGCAGAGATGAATAAGGCAAAATATTATTTGAATATATTGAGAAATTTAAAGGAAAATCAGTTGTCATTGACTATTTTTGATGAAATGTTTACTTCAACAAATCATTTGGAAGGAATGATAGCAGCGCACACTATATGCGAGGAATTAGGAAAAATAGAGAATAGTATGTGTTTGGTTACAACTCATTTTACAAAAATAACAAAGATTGCAAAGAGTAAGAAATATGGATTTAATAGTTTATATTTTATGATAAATCGTGATAATAATGGAAAGATATTATTTACATATAAATTAAATCATGGAATATCAACGCAATACATTGCATTAGAGTTAATGAGAGATAATGGATTTGCTGATGAATTTATAGATAGAGCTTTAAAGAAAATTAAAAAAATATCATCTAGGGAAAAAAAATATGTTTCTGAATTAAGGGCGTAAGTTTAAATTTAAAAAGATTTGTCTTAGGATAATAATAATATGCAAAATTACATCTTATTATTAATTGGGGTCTTAGTAATTTTATTAGTTGGTGTTATATTCTATGGTTGGAGGAAAGTTACCCAACTTGAAATTGAAATAAGTAAAAATAAATATGATGTGGAAGCATTAAGAAATTTAATAAGTAAAATGTTGGATAATCAAGAAGATACAGAGCAACCACAACCACAAGTGCAATCACAAAATATTATGCCAAGTAACTTTTTAGATATGCAAAATGTCCAAATGGATTTACACAAATCTTTTGTAAATCAACCTGAATCATTTATTGAAAATAAATCTGGAGGAGAAGATAGTATAACTATTGAATCAGTTGAGACAACGGAGACAACTGGTGGATTATTATCAGATTCATCAGATGAAGAAGATGACGAAAATGTAAAAGTAAAAGTTTTGGAATCAGATGAGGGAGAAAATATTGAGATTAAAGAGGACGATGAAGGACATGCTGAGACTGAACATGAAGAAGATGAGCATAGTGAAGAAGAAGACGAATTAGAGGTACAAAATCAGGAAGTAGTTGAAGAATCTAGAGTAAATAGTAATGATAATAAAACGAATACTGAAGAAAGTGATGAGGAAGAAGAAGTTGATAATAATGCCCAAGAATTAGCTCAAGATGATGAGAATAAACAAGAAGTAGAAGCAGAGGAACACGATGAAGAAGTAGAAGATGATGAGAATAAACAAGAAGTAGAAGCAGAGGAACACGATGAAGAAGTAGAAGCAGAAGAGCAAGATGAAGAAGTCGAAAATCATAATGAGAAAGAAGAAGAGGATGAGCAAGAAGAAGAAGATAATGAAGAAGTAGAATTAGAGGGTGAAAATGATTTAGAAGATGGAAGTGAAGATGAAGAGGAAAATATGGATGAAAAAATAGTTCATCTGCAAAACGAAAAGGTAAATTTAGAAAATAGAATAGCGGATAATATCCGCCGTGGTGGAAAAAAAAATGTTCCGAATAATGCAGCCAATCAATATTCAGTAGGTTATGAAATGGTTTCAGAAAATGATGGAAAAATGTATATGGTAGTTAAGACAGGTAAATCTAAGCGCTGGAGATTAAAAATTAATAATTAAAACAGAAAAATATCCTATTTTTTTTTATATATATAATAATATTAATGGAAAAGAATAACTGCTTTAAAACATCCAATAACAAATATTTTGATTGCCCTGCATTGATGAGTGACGGCCGTGCATTTACAGATTATCGTCCTAGTAATTACGTAAATGATATGATACGTATTAATAATCAAGTGTATGATAGTTATAATTACAGACAATTTTTGATACAAAATGCAGATAAATTAATGAGTGTTAATAATGAATACAATATGTTAAAAAACGATTGTCCAAGTTGTAATTATCAAGCAACTGCTGTACCAAATGAGAGTGTATGCATGTATAATAAAAAATTTGGATTATGTAAGACTGATGATTGCAATGGCTTAGGACAAAGAAATTTGGCAACCCCATATCAGGCAATGGGAGTTTTACGTCCTGGATTACAAAAATCAGAGCCAGCACCATTTAGACCAGTTGGTGGACAATAGATTTAGTAAAATATATATTTTTATTTGATGAATAAAAATAGATATTAGATAAAATTGTATTTTTTAAGGAACCCTTTCATTACATCGTAATCCACGGATGTATCAGAAACTTGTTTTATTAATTTTTCGTTTGAGATTGTGAGTATTCTATTGCCGTCATATTCATCTAGTTTACCCATTTGTTTTGTATAATTTTGAGGTTCTTTTTTTTTTGGTTGTGGATTTTTATTAACTTGTGGAATAATTGTTTTATTTTGTTTTTTGTTATTATTGGTTAAAATAATATGTGGTTTTCTATTTGTATTTTTACTAAATTCAGCGTCAAATTCTACTATCCATTTATTTAAATCAGATGCGATTAATATTTTATTTATATTTTTATAAGATTTTGGTGCTTTTTTAATTAAAAATTCATTTGGATAAATTTCAAAAACAAGAGTAATAAATTTTTTTATTCCTGGATAATTTATTTCTGTCATCATTGAAAAAAGTCTAAATAAAATTACAAAATCCTTAAAATCATACCTTAAATTATCTTTACCATCACTATAAATTTTATCTGCTTCCTGTCGCGAAACAAATCTTTTATGTAAACCAATATTGACTTCATTATGTAAATTAATTAGCCAATTAATAAATACATCCTTATTACTCATATAATTCTCAACTGGCATTTTTGTTAAACGTTGTTTATAATGATTCTTACAAATAACACACGGGATTATATCTCTTAAGCAATAAAAAATCTCAATATATTTTGTTTTAAGATTTGATGAACAATTATTTGGATAAGAATATGTTATAGTATGTAATAACCTCCATAAAAATTGACCCCATACTTTTGAATTCATTTATATTAAATTATATAATTTATTTTTATGTTATAAAAAAAAGAAATTTAGAATAAACTAAATAAAAAATAAATAATCTCTTATAAATTTAATATGACAGAAAACAATTTTGCTGGTATAAATTTTGGTTATGATTCAAATAAAATTTTTAAAGAAAGAGAAACAGATATGTGCAGCAGATGGAAACATTCTCAAGCAATGTTTAGTGATTGTAATGTTGATGTAATGTCAAATGGTTCCGGAGAATATAAAGTAAAAGGAAATTCAAAATTTGTAGGGGATAATGTATTTCTTAAATATTGGGCTGCAGCTCCTCCAACATATTCATTAAGTTTTGCTGGTTCGGGATTACCTTATCCTAGTGAATATGAAGCATTTCAAAATACTCCAAACTCGGGATTTGTTAAAGTTGAAGGTGGTGCATTTGCATTTAGTTTACAATATCCAAATAGTTATTACACTCACCTTGGTAAAAAATATGTAGCACCTGAAGTAAAGTTGCAATTTTGCTCCGATAAAAAAGATTTAGGAAACGTTCTATTATTAAAATTAGGTGATGGTATTCCTTATAGAAGTTTAACTTGGCCAAGAAAGAGAGATTGGAACAAAGGTCCTTTATTTTATTGCAATAATAACCTTCCAGTAAGAAATCAAGAGCAAATCTTAAGAGATTCAGCTTATCCAAAGGTAAACGAGGAGGCTTCAAATTTTTGGGGTTTAATGCCACCACATTAAATAAAATCTAGAATGTAAAATTTTAAGAATTTTACATTTAAAGAAAAAAACGTAATAATAAAAATTTAAAGGGAAGAATATAAATATAGATATGGAATTTATATCAAATTTATTTATTTACAAGAATATTGTAAATATGGTGAATAGTAAATCTAGCGAGAGTAATACGTATAATAATATTTTGGAACCTTATACTACTATTTTTAAGTTATGCTTAATATCTTTTATGCCTGTTGGAACAAAAGTAAGTTTTAAAAATAATAATATCTATATTCAAAATCCATCAATGATACAAGGGGTATATCGGTGGAAAAATGGCGATCAATTTTCAGATTTACATAATTTGGTACATCCATTAAAAAAATATATGGAACTAAATTCAGCAAAAGAAGAACAGATTGAATTATTTAGGGAATTGGCATTAAATGGATTAGAAAAATTATCAAAAACTTACACTAAAAATAATATAATATTACAGGCTTTAGAATTGTACAAGGATATATTAAAGGGGGAAAAACAACGCAGGTTAAGTAATGCTAGTTCGGATAGTAATGATAGTGGAAAGGGTAATTCTTTTGATATATATGAAAAAATAATAGTAATATGGAACAAAGATGAAATAGATATTGTTAATGATATACTATTATATTTGAAGAAAAATATAAATAATATAGAAAATTTGGAGGAAGACCCATATATTCATTCATTATCAAAAATATTAGAGAAGAAGGAGGATAATGTGAGTGAAATATTAAAAAATATTCACAAAATGAATTAATTTTTCGGATATTTAGAAATGAAAAATTTTTTAGAATATGAGATTTTCTATACCTGACCTCGTAAGAGATGTAGACAGGTTTGTAGAGGCAAGAGACAAATGGCAAAAATTTTTAAAGTGGGAAAATTTTTCCCACGGATTTATTGGTAGTAAAGAGAAAAAAGAAAAATTATACGAAAATTATATAAGAGCAATGAGAAGATTAGAGAGGAAATATAATCCCAATTTTAAAAAGAAGGAGAATTTACCAGAATTAAACAATTGGGTATTGCCAGGTTTTAATCCTTTAGCTATACCATCAGCACCACCAATGTAATTTTTACTTTACATCAATATCTTATTGATTTAAATATTTTAGGCGTAAAAAAATTCTTAAATAAATCTTCATAAAATCAATTATGGGAAATCAAGCTTCTCAACATGTGATGCAAACTACACAACATCAAAGAAATAATAATATACCAAAACCACCCCTTCATTTTTATAAAAATAATCAAACTATTCCATATCCTCAAAAAATAGTTGTGCAACAAAAACCAATACCAAGACAGCCGAATAATATACAACAATCTACTGGAAATGTACGATATAATAATGCACCCCAGTCAGTTGAAGTAGTTACGCATAGAGAAAATGTTTTACCACCACAACGTCAGACGGGTGTATTTATGCCTTATCCGGTTTCATCTGGTAATGATAATGTACCAAAAAGGCAAAATCCTATGTCAAACAAAATAGTGCCGAGTAGTAATTTAGATTTACGCAATGTTAATTACAATAATGTAAATGAAACTATTCAGAAATTCCAGAGCCAGCAAGAAATAGATGAACAAAATTTTTTAAAGAAACAAGAAGAAGAAAAGAAAAAATTTTATAAATCGCATAATGAAAAATTTGATAAATTTCAGCAAGAATTAAACAATTTTGAGAAGACATATAATCCATTTAAAATATTAAAATTGAATTATGATGCTGATGAAACTCAAATTAAAAAATCATATAGAAAACTTTCCTTAAAATATCATCCCGATAGACCTGATGGAAATGAACAGAAATTTCAATTAATAACAAAAGCTTATATTTACCTATTAAATAAAATAAAAGAAACCCGTGGAACAAAATCACACAATGATTTACGTAAAGACGCGCAAAACTATTTTGAAAATGAACAACCTGAAATTATCAGACAAACCGAAAAAACAAAAGAATTAATGCGTCCAAATAATCAAGAAAAGATTTACGTTGATGATAAAAATTTTGATGTAAATAAATTTAACAAAATATTTGATGAAAATCGTATTGGTTCAGTATATGATAGAGGATATGGTGATGGATGGGAAGACGAAGAAAATGAAAAAGATGTAGTATTTGATAAAAAATTTTCATTAGATGTTTTTAATTCAGTATTTAATCAACAAAAAGATAAAAAACTTACAAAGAGAAAGAGTAATCAAGTAATGAAAATAGAACAACCAGAACCAATGCTTAGTACTGGTTTACATTTTGAAGAATTGGGTTTAGATAATGTTAATGATTTTTCAAGTGCTACTCACGAGAATATGGGATTTACCGATTACAAATCGGCATATCATACGAATAATATGTTAGAATATGACGAGTCTTATAAGCGCAAGGATTATCGTAATTTAAATGATTTAGAGAATGAACGTTCACAGATTTCATATAAATTGTCTGAGACAGACCAAAGAAAGCTAAATGAAATAGATGCGTATGAGAAAGAAAAAGAGGAGAAACGAATACAGAATTTGATGGCTTATGATCAGATGATTCAGCGTCATCATGAGAATGTAAATAGCCGATTTATAAAAAATAGATAAAAAAGTGGAAATATTTTTTTAAAAAATATAATTTAGTATGTATTTAACTATTGGTCATAGGGGGGCTAAAGGACATTATCGGGAGAATAGTCTTCGTTCAATAAGAATTGCAAAAGAATTTGGGTGTGAAATAATAGAAATAGATGTTAGACGTTCTAGGGATGGATATTTTTTTTTACAGCATGATGAATTTGTAAAAATTTTTAATTTTACAACTGGGGAAGTTGAAATAACTAGAATTGAAGACGAAAATTTTGAAAGAATTACACAATCGGGGATAGAACAAATGTTGCCTGCAATTATGCATATAACAGACAAAGCAAATGTTTATTTAGACTTAAAAATAGAAGACAATGAAAATGTAAAAAGATATGCAGATGATTTAATGGAAAATTTAAAAGAATTTGAGGAAATCGGTCATAAATTTTTTTTAGCATCATTCAATAAAACATTAATGAATTATTTAAGTAAAAAATATTACGATAAAAAATATTTATATGGTTTGATTTTGGATGAAAATGAAGAATTAACTAAAAATGAAATACAGAGTCAATTTTATTATTTTTACGTATTTAATTATAAATCAGAAAATTTGAAAGAAGTATCAAAAAAAATTTGTAAAGAAAATAAATATGTGTTTTTGTATACTTTAAATATAATAGAGGAAATGCGAGAATTGGAAAATAATGGAATAAAGTTTCATGGAATAGTTAGTGATTTTCCAGATAGAGTAAAATTATTTTGCAAATCATTTAGATGAAGCTTTTTGCGATTATAGTTAAATAAAAAATATCTAAAAATATTAGTAGATTTATGTTTACTTCTAGAAAACCTATACCTAAATTAATAAAAGCTCCTGTAAATCCCCCGCCATTAACTCCTCTAGAAAAATTAAATAAACTTAGAGGCAATGTTAAAAATAGTGGAAAAGTTTTTATAGTATTCGTAATAATTTTAGTAATCATATTTGTTTTTGCATTACCCATTATTTATGTAATGTCAAATATGAAAAAAATTAGAAAAAATTGGCCCAAATATCGTTGTTCTCCAATGGTTATGCCATTCGCATCAATCATTAATAAAAATGTAAATACTTCCGAAAATTTTCAATTTTGCATTGGCAATATGATTGATAGTTCAAATCAAAAAAGTAATGGACCAATTAACGCAAACATGGGTAAAATGACAACGATTTTAACTGCATTATCTGGTGATATGCAAAATATGAGGTCTTCAATGTATAATTTAAAACAAAATGCTATGAATCAGTTTAATGATATACAACAAAAATTATATAATGCTTATAAACGTATTGCATATATATTCAAGCTTATTATTAAGGTAATAGTTCGTTTTATGGTGACATTAAAAAATTTATTTATGTTAGGAAAATATGCATTTTGGACTTTGGCTTCTATGTGGGATGGTCCAATCGGTGGATTTATTCGGTTTTTCTGTTTTGGCGGAGAAACGTTAATAAAATTAAGTGATGGCAAAATATTACCAATTAGAGATATAAAAGTTGGAATGAAAATAGAAGATGGTTCATTAGTAACTGGTATATTAGAGTTTAATAAATGTAAAACCGAGATGTATAATTATAATGGAATAAACGTATCTGGAAATCATTATGTTTTTGAGGAAAATAAATATAAAATGGTTTCAGAAAGTAAGAACTCAGCTAAAATTAATTATAAATTGGGTAAGATATATTGTTTGATGACAGACAGCGGAAATATTAAAATTGGTGATTTTAAATTTACTGATTTTAATATAGTAAAGAATAAAACTATATATGAAACTATGATAGAATTATTAGTAGAAAAATCTGTAGATATTAATATTGAAGATGAGTTTAATAATATTTACTCGGGATATAGATTAGATAGTGAATTAAATGGAATAAAAATAGATGATATTAAAGTAGGTGACCAAATTGGTAAGAATAAAATAATAGGTAAAGTGTATTTTAGTTCAAAAAATAGAAAATTATATAAAATCCCCAATGAAAATATTTGGGTTTTAGATAATGGTATAATATTTAATAAAGAAAAATGGCAATTAATCAATGAATTCAAATGGCAAACCGAAATAGTAGAAGGGGAACAAATATATGTAAACTTTATTACCGAAAATGGATTAATGCAAATTTCTAATAATAAATTTATTGATTTTGAATTAGCTAATAATAATGAAACATATAATTTCCAAGAAAAATTATTAGAAACAGCAATTACTGCTAAATATAATTAATAATATTTTTTTAATTTTTATAAAAATAAAAAAAAATTTGAAATAAAAGAATCTAAAGACATTACCTTTAGATATTATTAAGAATCATGAGTTCTAAAAAATCGTCAAATGCTACAAATAACGTAAGTGAGACTTATAAGAAAATGACACAAATTGAGCACATCTTAGCTCTACCAGACACATATATTGGTTCTGTGGAACGAAGTGAGGTAGATTTATGGGTATATGATAGTGATGAGAAAAAGATGATTCGTAAGAAGATTGAAATCGTCCCTGGTTTTTACAAAATTTTTGATGAAATTATTGTAAATGCATATGATCAACACGCCAGGTTAAAGGAAGTAAAAGGAGCAAAAGCCGTTAAAGAGATTCAAGTTACTATTGACCCAGTGAAAAATGAAATTTCAGTCTATAATGATGGTGAAGGAATTGATGTTGAAATTCATCCTGAGCATAATATCTATGTACCATCCCTTATTTTTGGTGAGCTATTAACATCTGCTAATTACGACAAGAAGAATAAGACAACTGGTGGTAAAAATGGATATGGTGCAAAGTTGACAAATATTTATAGTACACGTTTTGAAATTGAAACGATTGATGCCAGTCGTAAGAGATATTTCAAGCAAGTATTTGAAAATAATATGTCAGTAAAGCACGAGCCTGTTATTGAAGAAAAGTATACAAAGAAACCTTATACTAAAATTACTTTTAAACCTGATTTAGCACGTTTTGGTATGACTGAAATTGATAAAGATACATTGGCACTTTTGTATAAACGTGTATATGATATGACTGCTTGTACTGATAAGAACTTATCAGTTTCTCTTAATGGAGAAAAACTTGAGTTTAAATCTTTTGAGAAATATGTCAACTTATATATTGGTGAAAAATCAGATACTAAACGTGTTTATGAAGAAATTTCCGATAGGTGGGAAGTAGTTGTCTGTTTAAGTCCAGATGACAAATTTGAGCAAGTTTCTTTTGTCAATGGTATTTATACATATAAGGGCGGTAAACATGTTGAAAACTTAGCAACACTTATTTCTACTAAATTAGCGAAACATGCTGAAAAGAAGAATAGTAAAAAGAAAATTAACTTGAAACCAAGCTTAATCAAAGACAATATGTGGATTTTTGTTCGGTCTATTATTGAGGACCCATCATTTGAAAGTCAAACAAAAGATTATTTGACAACGCCTCCCGCTAAATTTGGAAGTAAGACGCCTATTAATGATAAATTTATTGAGAAACTTTCTAAGGTAGGTATAGTTGAAAAAGCGATTGCGCTAAGTGAATATAAGGATAATTTCAATTTGAAAAAGACTGATGGAAAGAAAAAGCAGACGTTAAAAGGTGTTCCTAAATTAGATGATGCAAATTGGGCAGGTGGTCCTAATTCACATCTTTGTACACTAATTTTAACGGAGGGAGATTCAGCAAAAACATTTGCAATTTCCGGTTTATCTGTTATTGGTCGTGATAAATATGGTGTATTCCCTCTTAAGGGTAAGCCACTGAATGTAAGGGATGCAAGTGATAATCAGATTGCCAACAATGATGAAATCAATAATATTAAAAAGATTATTGGATTACAACAAGGAAAGGTTTACGAAGATTTAAGCGAACTTCGTTATGGCGCAATTATGATTTTAACAGATGCAGATGTAGATGGTTCGCATATTAAAGGTTTACTTATTAATATGTTCCATAACTTCTGGCCATCCCTTCTTCAACACGATGGGTTTGTTAAGTCAATGATTACGCCAATTATTAAGGCAAGAAAGAAGGATGATATTAAGATGTTCTATACTTTATCAGAATATGAACAATGGAAACAAACAAATAATAGTGATGGGTATGAGATTAAGTATTACAAGGGTTTAGGTACAAGTACTAGTAGTGAGGCAAAAGATTATTTCCGTGATTTGGATATTAATGAGATAAAATATGTGTGGAATGAGGATAATATTGTTAATAGTACTATTAACCTAGCTTTTAGCAAGGCAAAAAGTGATGAAAGAAAGGGATGGTTAGAAAATTATGAGAAGGATAATATTATTGAGCATAACCAGAAGGAAATTCCAGTAGAGGATTTCATTAATAAGGAGCTAATCCATTTCTCAAAATACGACTGCGAAAGAAGCGTTCCTTCTTTAGTTGATGGATTAAAACCTTCTCAGAGAAAAGTTGTATATTCAGTTTTACTCCGCAATCTTAGGAAAAGTATTAAAGTTGCGCAATTATCTGCATTTGTAGCAGAAAAAAGTGCATACCATCATGGTGAAAATAGTCTTAATGGTACGATTATTAGTTTGGCGCATAATTTTGTTGGGTCAAATAATATTAATCTTCTTACACCAGAGGGTCAATTTGGTACAAGGCTATTAGGTGGAAAAGATCATGCATCTCCAAGGTATATCTTTACCAAGATGGAGGATCTATTGCCATTAATCTTCAATTCATCAGATAATACGATTTTGAATTATTTGGATGATGATGGAGATACGATTGAGCCAGAATGGTATGTACCAGTAATTCCGATGGTATTAGTAAATGGAGCTGATGGTATTGGCACAGGATTTAGTAGTAAGATTCCTTGTTACAATCCATTAGACTTAATTGAAAATTTGAAGAGAAAGATGAATGGAGATACATTAAAGGAGTTAGAGCCATGGTATAGGGGTTTTAGGGGTAAGATTGTGAAAGAAGGTGATAAATATATTTCGAAGGGAATGTATCGTATTATTGGTGATTCTGAAGTTGAAGTTTATGAACTTCCAGTAGGAAGATGGACTGATGATTATAAGGAATTTTTGGATAGTATGTTGATTGAGAAGGGTGAAAGAAAGAAAAAGAATGATCATATCTTATTAGATTATCAAAGTCAATATACGGAATCATCAGTACGATTTATCTTAAAATTTGATAAGAAAGAATTAAATAAAATTTTGCACAATGGAACTCTGGATAAAATTTTAAAATTAACTGACTCAAAGAAAACTGGTACAACGAATATGCATTTATTCAATAAAGATGGTCAAATTAGGAAATATAATGATCCAAATGAAATTCTAGAAGAATTTTACGAGGTAAGACGTGAATATTATGTCAAGAGAAAAGAGTATTTGATTAATAAGACACAGAGGGAATTGGATATTATTAATGCCAGGGTTGTATTTATTCAAGGAATAATTGATGATTCTATTGTCCTTAAGAATAAGGAGGACGACGAGGTAAATCAGATTTTAGAGGATGCAAACCTACCAAAATTTACAAAGGGTAAATTAGAATATGATCCGAAGGCAGAAAATGACAATCCATCTTATGATTATTTGACGAGTATGCCAATTAAGAGTATGACAAAGAGAAAGATTGAGGAATTGAAGAAACAATTGGATGATAAAAAGATGGAACTTGAAACATTAAAGGGAAGGACTATTAATGAATATTGGACGAATGATTTGGATAAAATCTCTGATATTTATAAAAAGGGATTAGAAATCTATAATGAGGAGCAGGATAGGAGTGAGGAATCAACTGGAAGAAAAAAGAGTAAGAAAACAACAACTGCACGAAAGCCGAAAGTAAAAAGTGTATAAAAATTATTCTTGAGACATTAAATAAATGACATCTTTTTCTTCTAAATTTTTACTTTTTTCTTTTTTAGTAGCACAATGTTTTTGACATTGTTTTATAAATGAGTTAAGAAAATCATTAATATTTTCCAAAATTTTATTTGACGCACGTGTATCAATCGTAAATTTTTTTAACATTTCTTCACAAATTTCTTTAAATTTTTTTGAACTAATATATTTATTTAAATCTTTTTTACCACCTCCAATAAATACTTGTGATGTGTAAGGCTTATCGTCATAATTTTCATCAATCTTTTGATGCAAACTAGAGTTTACTTCACTTGTAAGTATAATATATTGATTTTCAATGAATTCTTGAACTAAATTAATATCTTTAAGAAGAATTGTCTCCCTTTCACAATGTTTTGTAATTTTGGAGGAGGCATCTAAATAAATGGAAATAATCCGAATAACCATATTTAAAATAATATTCAAAACCTGTTGGTTAATATCTAAACAGCAACTTTTTTGAATATTGTCAGTAATAGTTTTAGCATAATCAGTACCTATCATATATATTCTTAAGACATTAAAGTTTAAAAAAAAATAAATAATATTATTAATTAAAATGAATGCAAATCCAAAAGATTTATTATATACAAATCGTTTTGTTCCAGAAGAGGTGCTAAATAAAAATATAATTGATAAAACGGCTAATAATTTTAAAAGATATCAAGAACTAAGAGTAAATGATATAAACAATGTTAATAATTATTTAGCTGATAAAGTATTTGTAAAATCAAAGGAAACACAAGATAAAATTAGGGCAGAGGGTTGGAATCAGGGTAATTTGGGAAATCAAAGACCAATTTTAAGTGATTTTACGCGAGATGTTGTATCAGATTCATATTTCCAATATGAGATTTCGTATGTAAATATTGATAGTAGACAGCGTGATTTAACTAAATATTTAAAACCTAATAATTATGATATTTATTTAAATAATCAATTTGAAAATGTAGTTTTGATGCGATTAATAGATTATAATTTTCCTAATTTTTTATTACCTATTAATCGTTTTAATAATGTATTAGTTTGGTTTACACCTCCCCCATTTTTATTAAATAGTCCATATAGTGAATTAGAAAATATTGAAAATTATTTTGGGGAATACCCAAATTGCAATCCTAATATAGAATTTATTTCACAATATTGTTTTAATAAACTTGGTAAAATGCCACAATTTAGTTTTAAATTATGGCAAGAACATATCTCTAATAGACCAGATTTAATTTTAACTTGTACATATAAAATTACTATTCCACCAGGATATTATAGTACAGAAGATTTGCAAAAAACTATTAGGGAAGAATGGAGTAAACAAACTTTTTTTAATAGTAAATTATTTAATCCTGGTTATCCAACAACCACTTGTCAAAAAAATGGAGATCCTGCAACTTGCAAAGAAATTGATTCATTTGATGAATATACTGATCTATTATACCCATATACTTCCCAATTGATATATGTAGATATAAATCCAATTACAAATAAAGTTAGTTTTTTATTAAGATTAGAAGAAATTAAAATAAAAAAAATGCAGTCATATCGTGGAAAAAATTATATTGATCTTACCTTAGATATTGATTCTTCATCAATTGCGGAATTTCAAGTTCTATGTAATAATTATGCGCTGCCATTAGTTATAACAGATTTACCAGACATTGGTGGATTAAATAGTAAATTATACAATATGGTTGAATTTATACCAAAATGTTATATGTATCGTTTACCAAATAACCCATATTATGCATTTTTAGAAAATGAAGGTTGTGAATGTGAAAAAAATACAAATATCATTAGAATATTTAATTATAATTTAGAAAATCAATGTTTGTTGGCATCAACTAGTCAATCTATTGAAAGTCAATGTGGATGTAATTTATTAGAAAAAGCAAGAATTGGGAGAGAGCAACCATTTTTTTTCTTAACTGAACCGAATTTATTTACTAGTTTTTATAACCAACCAACACAATCAAAAAATTATTTACCAACTTTATTAGAAAATTTTTGCAATTATGATGGGTCTTCAAAATCAATATTAAATTTATTAGGATTTCATACAAATTCTCAAAATAATATATCTTTATCAACTGCATATATTTGTAGGGGAATAAATACTAATTTAGATTTCACAAAAACTTTATTAGATAGGGCTTTAAATTATTTTTATACAACTATTATTCGCCTAGATACAGATTTATATAAGAATCCCTTGCCAAATACATTAGTAGAATTAGTTTACTCACAACCCAGTATACCAAGTAGATTGATGAATATTTATTTAGGTCCTAATGGAAAATATTATTTTTTTAGTGAAGACTATATATTCTTAAGATTAAAATCAACACAATATGGTGGAAATTTGGGCGGAGGTCTATTGCAAGCAGTTTCCAATGCATCAGATAGTAGTAACGTTGGTAGTACAAATGCAGTATATGAAAATTATTTAGATTATTTAGATGGTGTATCTTTTAGAAGTATTGAGGCAATATCAAAAACTTTTCCTGATGAAATTTATAAATTATTTACTTGTACAGCAGAAGTAACACCTGCAGATGGTATTGTTACTTATCAGGATATTCCCCCAATAATTGCAGTAAAAGATTTATCAGATTTATTTTGTAAAATTAGATTAAATAACATACCTTTATCTGGAACAAGTGTTAATATTTTACAATCAGAGACGGAATTTTATAATACTTCAATTGGCAAGCTTGATACAATAAATATTCAATTTTTAGATTATGAAGGAAAGTTATTAGATTTAAGACAAGACCATAATTTTGTTTTAATGATAGTGGAAAAAATAGAGAAATTAAAAGAAACAAATATTAATTCACGAACTGGAAGTGTAGATAATATTGGAAATAACTTTACATTTACTCATTAAATTTATTATCTAAAGTAGAAATATATGAATTATTCTCCAATTACAAATGAAGGTAAAGATTATTTAAATCAATTTCAAAATGGACGTGTAGTTGATATTACAAAAACAAATTATAAAAAATTCCCTGTGTTTCCTGGTAATAATAATAATAATAATTCTTTTAAAAATGAAGCATTAAAAGGTATTCAGCAAGATTCAACTCTTAGTTTTCTATTTTTTTCAAATGACAATATGAATGTATTACAAAATTTAATTCGCTACCAAGTATGGTTACAATCTGGTAAAAAATGGGTTATTGGAGAACAATCTCCAATTGAATTAGAAATCGTAATGAGATCAACGTATTTGCAATTTTCAGAAAATTTGAATTGTAGATTTAGAGAACAGATTAATAAATTAAATAGCTTAGTTGCAGATTATTGTGTACCTACAATATTAGCAGAAGTTCAGCAATACTTGGGATATTTAGATAATGTACAAAATCTTCCAAATCCAATACCTCTACCTGAGAATTTATCTAGTTCAGGTACGAAGACATTGAGGTCCGTTACAACTACTTTTTAGTTTTTTTTATAAATTAAGGGATACTTAAAATATCTATTCTATAAATATAATGGATCTAGTAAAAGCTATATTATTAGGAATATTACTTCTATTTATTTTATTAGTAATTATTTTAATGATTTATTATTTTGTAACAAAGGATAAGGTAGATAATAGTATGACCAGTTCAAATATGCTTCCTCCTGTAGATTATATGCGTAATGTAGGTATTCGCTGCCCAGACTATTGGGAAGATTTAGGCGAAGACCCAAGTGACTCAAGCAAGCATATTTGTAGAAATACATTTAATATTCCTGTGGCAAATGTAGGAAGTACATCTTGTTATGATGATCAAACACAAAGAACAAAGAGATTTACAACTGCAGGTAGTAGTGATTTTAATGCAAATATGACACAATTAACTAGAGGAAATGTAGAGAATGAAAGATGCCGCTTTGTACAAAATTGTGGTCCTTCTCCAAATGAAGATGCATCTTGGTTAGGTATAATGTCTGGAAAAAATAGTTATAGTAGATGTTTAAATATTCCAAATCAGTAAACGCAGTAAGTAAAAATAGTTAGTTTAAAACTATTATTATTAAATAATAATAGTTTTTAATGAAACCTAATTTTAAAAATATAGAATTTAATGAATGGACTCAATTTTATAATTTGGAAAGAAATGATGAAAATTTGATAAAAGATTGGTTTTCAAAATTTGAAAAAGTAAAGGATATTAATTTGATGGAAGAAAAAATTATAATGATAATGGGAAATGCAATCTCATTTAAATCTGAATTGGCAAAATTTATATTAGAAAAAATGAATTTTGAAACGCGTATTTTTAATGCAATTGATATGCGTGGTGCAAAATCAATCAAAGAATGCATTATGCAAATTATTAATAGTAAAAGTATTTTAAATATGTTATTTCATAGACCTGATAAAATTGGAATTATTTTGGATGATTTAGATATACCAAATAATGCAAATGATAAGAGTGTTATAACTGATTTTATATCTTTACTATCTGTTAAAAAAAGAGGAAAAAAAGAACAATCATTAAAAATCACACATCCTATTATATGTGTATGTCAGGAAACAAATGATAAAAAAATAAATGAGTTAAAAAAAATATCCATGGTAATAAAACTAAAAAAAATTAATGAGAAGGATTACAGAAAATATTTGATTGATATTAGTAAATTAAATAATATAGAATTTACAGATTATCAGATAGATTTAATTTTGTCTAAAATGGACAAAGATATAAGAAAAATAAATAATTTTGTGAGAGATATATTTTATTTTTATGAAAAAAATGAAATTAGTGATGAAGATATTGAGAATATATTATGTTCATTTTGTCAAAAAAATTCAAATGAAAAATCAATAGATAAATTAAATGAAATATTTTCAAATAATGAATTAGGTATAGATGATAGTATAAATAAATTTTATAGTGATAAATTCTTATATCCATTTATGATACATGAAAATTATTTATATAATATGCCTGAAAATATTTCTGTTAATAAAAAATTAGAATATTGTAGTAAAATTGCAAATAATTTATCAAAAAATGATGTAATACAAAATCTAATTTTTGAAAAACAATTATGGGAGCTAAATAATAATAGTGCAATATTAACATTAGCTAAGACAAATTTATTACATAAAAACTTATTAGAAGGTAATGCGAATAATTATATATTCAAGAAACGAAAATATACTACGTTATTAAATAAAGTTTCATTATATTATACAAATAGAAAGGTATATAATACATTATTACAAAAATATGGAGTCAGTTATATGGAAATATATTTATTATCTGAAATAATAAGAGTATTAATTACAAATAAGGCAAAGAAGGAAACAATAGTAGAATTAGTATCAATAATAAAAAGGTTAAATTTAGATATTGATTATATTGATTTGTTGGTACGTATTAATAAATTTGGTAATATAGATATAAAGAAATTTTACACTTGTAAATACAAGAGTGAAATAAGAAGACAATTAGAGGATTTTGTTGAGAATGATTAAAAAATGGTTGCAATTTTTGGTTTTTTATAACAAATAGTGCATTGATTATCTTGGTCTGTACATTTACAATTTCTAAAAAAATCGTATTTCCTGTTAATACCTTTGCCAGTTGAGCAAATAGTTGGGTTAAAAGCAACTTTCATATTTTTATCTTTGCAAAATTTACGTATTTTTTTATCAACATAAAAATTTTCTTTTGAATTATATTTTGGTATATAGAAGAAAAAATAATAAACACATGCTGCGATAAAGAAAAGAAAAATAGGTTTGTACATACTATTTATAAATATAATTATTTATACCAATGAAGGTTTAAAATGGTTATTTCAAACCTTCATTGTAACATTACCCAACATGTTTCATGGGTGTAAATTTTTTAAGACAATCAATAAAATAGTGTAAATCTTCCAATTTTGGTAAAATAGTCATACGAAAATATCCAGGTTTTCTAAATCCTGAACCAGGTATAACACAAATATTATGTTCTTTTAGAAATTCTCGGCACCAAATAAAATCATATTCCCTATTTTCTTCTAATGCAATCTTGTTTATCCTATCATTTAATGGTATTTTAGGAAAGATATACATTGCACCCTCTGGTCTTATACATTTATAGCCAATGTTATTTAATTCCTTATAAAGAAAATTTAATTTTTGTTTATATTTTTCTTTTTTTTGGTTAATTTGATTTATAACTTCTTCTGTATCGTATAAACTTGTCATTGCATACATAACTAATTGACCCATAGAATTTGGCGAAAGTCTCATACTTAAATATTTCTCAATTACATCCTTTTCTTTTTGGGTTAAGTTTAAATTATTTAAGTATCCCCCTCTAAAACCACATTCTCCAATAAAGCCTTTTGAACAACTATGCAATGAAAATAGTTTTATATTTATTTTATTTTCTATAACAACTTTCCTCATTGAGATAAATCTATTTTCTAAATCGTTTTCCATATATACTTCATCGGATATCAATGGTATTTGTTCTTTTTCAGCAATTTTAGCAACATTGTTTAATTGATTATATGATAAAATACTGCCAGTTGGATTATTTGGATTAATTATTACCATTAGAACAATTTTTTTATTAGATTTTTTGTTATGATTTATTTTTTCTACTATTGAGCTTAAATTTATTTTCCAATTTTCATCTAAATCATAATACTCAACACTTGCTCCAAAAACATCTGCATATGCATGATAAATTGGATATGCAGGTCTTGGTAATAAAATAACATCATTTTCATTCCATAAATAAACTTTTAATATCGTTTGGATTGCTTCGGTTGCTCCATTTGTTAAATAATTAATTTCATTATCTTGGGTATTGCAATTATCTCTTTTATTTATAAATGTTTGAACTGATTTTATAACTGCTGGAAATCCAGCAGAAGGAGAATAAGCTCCAATATCAACCTTACAAATATTTTTTTTAGAGTCTTCAATTAATTGATTTGATAAAAATTCACGATACTTATAGATTGGTTCTGGTTCTAAGGCAAGTGGATTACCAATGTTACAATATATAATTTTTTTACCATTTTTTTCCATTTGGTTGGCAATTTTTGGCAATTCTCCTCTAACATCATAGGGTGCATTTAATATTTTATCCATATTATTTTAAACAAATAAATTGCTTATTTCGGATTAAATATTCCTAATTTATTTTTATCCAATTTTTATTATTAAAAGTTTCTTTTTTTAAATCTTCAAATAATCCTGATATTAATTTACTTTTCCACTCTACGTCAAAACGTAAACTTGGAGCTGAATTAACTTCTATTACCATTGGCTCTAAGTTATCTAATAATTCTACATCTAAACCATATATATTAAAATTATGATTTTCTCTATCATTTTTACAACATAAATCATTGCAAGAATTTATAATCTTACTTATTTTTTCAGTTAATTTATTTAATACTATGTCAAAATTTATATTTAGATATTTTGCCAATTGTTCAGTAGTTCTTGGTAATTTATTAATATTATAATGTTCATCTGTACCAAAAGATTGATTAATTTTTCTTTTCCTATCTTGTGATTGATAATTGAATTTTTTCTCTGTATAAACGTTATATCCTTTTACATATAGAAAATTGCCAATACCACAATAAGTGACCAGGAAAAATCTTATATCAAATTTAAAACCATTAATTAGTAATGGATTTTTGATATATACCTGAGCAATATCATAATCTTTATAATTTTTTGTGATATCTGATTTATTATCAAATAAGTCAACACCTTTTCTTGCACCAGCCCATAATTTTTTTAGAATAAATTGTGAATTTTTATCCTTTTTTATATCATTGATTTCATTTGGTAGAAGATAGGTTTTGGGAAAAATATCTAATGATACTTTTTCTCCATACCTATTTTTTGTTTTTTCCCAAATATCAATCCTATTTAAATTTTGAAGACCACATATTTTCTCTCTATTACCAAAGAATTCTATTTCATAATTTTTATCCCAAAATAAAAATAACAATGTTAATACTAATATTACTAATATTTTTATATTTTTCATATATTATGTCTTTACTATTATTTATATAAAAAATTTTACAAAGTAAAATTTTATGTTTTATAGCAGTTGTAAAAAACCTTCAAACTAGTTTGAAGGTTTCTAATCCACAAAACGTAGTTTTGTGTGTATTAAAGACAGAATAAGGAACCATGGGTTCCCTAATTTGCTTTAAGACATGAGATATTCAATCTATTACATATAATTTTGACCACACATCTGTTTGGCTTTTTCTCTACCTAAATACCAATCAGCCTGACCACAGCAGAGTCCGGGATTTTGATTATTTGCATAATTTTCCATTCTTACAGGTTGTTGAGTTCTAGTATTGAATAAATAAGAAATAAGATAAAACAAAAGTAATAATACTAAAATTATACCAATGACTTCTCCAAAATTACTTCCAGAATTTTTGTTCATAATATAATAGATAAATAGATTTTTATTTATCTTTAATTAATTTTTATTTATTGAACATTGTAAACGGGAGGCTCTTGGGCAGCTTGACATGTTACTTGCTGAGGAGCACGGCTGTCATTGAATCCAACATTCTTGCAATCTGGTGCTCTTCTTAATACTTGGGGACCAATAGGACATTTTGATGGAACATATTGCCTGTTCATTAAACGATTTTGAACAGTTGCAGCAGTTTGTACTTGCCATGTTGGACCTGGTACTGGAGATACTATATTGCATCTGTTTGTAGTATATCCAGAGCATAATGGCATACATCCATCTCTACCTAATAAGCATTTGCTACTATCTTGTTTATGTTGTTGTTGTGGTGTAAGTGGGGCAAATGACATTTGTTTAGAGGGGTATGAATCACCGATTGGAGAGTTTGTTCCATGAAACATGCGATCATCAATCATTTGATTTTGGAAAGATTCCATCATTTCTCCTTCGTCTTCTTTTAAAATTGCATCATTATTTAATTCTTGTGGTAGTTCTTCGGTCTCAATTCTTTTTTCTTCTTCACTTTCCATATTATTACCTTCCATATCATTTGCTTCCATATCCATTTCCATATTACTTTCCTTTTGCTCACCCTCTTCCATGTTTGTAAACTTTTCTACTCCATTTGTCATATTGCATTGAGTGCATTTTCTTACTAATCCGGCGAGTTCACTTGATGAAACAGATGCAGATGCAAAAATATTACATAAAAGAATTACAATAAAAGATACTATTAAAGCAATTACGTAAATGTACCAAGATTCTATTTTAGCATTTGAATTTAACAATACATTTATTGCGATTACGGATACTAAAATAGCTAATGGCCATTTTATTCTATATAATCCATTTTGGTTTAATAGAAGATTTCTCATAATTTCTTCACAATTTATAAAATTCATATATATATTTTTATCTTAGATATTTATTGTATTCTTAATCTGTCTCATAAAGCAGAAATTTTTTTTTATAAAATTTTTTTGTTTTATAAGATTTTTGTATTTGATAAAAAAATTAAATACTAAAATATTACTATTTAATTAAAGATTTATTGAGATGTTCCTGTATTAAATAAACCGCTGTACAATAAAATTATTATAACTAAAAATACAGCAAAAATTGGAGGGAATATTTCTACATATCCGGTATTATTAATATTATTTTCAGTTCTAGAATCAACGTATTGTTTTAGTCCCTTGCCAAAATCATTTAAGTTAGGGAATAAAAATCTAAATACCATAAACATTATATATATTACTAATATTGGAAGTAAGAAGAATTTTATCAAAGGGTTTAAGTTTGGACTAAATATATTCATTAAATAGGCAGAAAGAAGACCTAATAATGTTGCCAAGACATAAGCTAAAGTAAATGTTATATTTGCCATATAATATATATATTAGAATTAATTAAATTATGAAACTGCATAATCAAAAAAATTATTTTCTTCTTTATTTTCTTTTATATTTTCATAAATTCTCTCTTCTAACATCACTATATCATTGCTAAATTTTTCACTCATAATAGTTATTTTTTTTTCTAAATTCTCAATTTTATCATTGAATTTATTTAACTTATTCTCAATACCAGACAGCTTATTAAAAAGATCATCCTCTTGCCTACTTAACCTATCCATAAAAGTTGTAAACTTATCATACAAATGTTCAGAGTGAGTACTCATATCCATTCTTCTGCGCTTATTTCCGTTTGAAAAAAAGTCATCAATACCACGTTTTAAATTTGACATTAAAATAATAAATTTTTTTCCAAATTATTTTTTTCAATTTTTAAATTAATTACTAAATACTATATTTCCAATACCTCCCATTATCCTAAATATATTGTAATTAACTGAATATATATACATATTATAATTAACATCTTTGGTTAAAGGAGTTTTTAATTTACATTCAAACTGAGCCCTATTTATTCTTGAAAAATTACAAGTACCTGATGGCTGAAATTCATCAGGTTTTATAGCAAAACTAAATGGATATATTCCTTCATCAGGTGAGTTAGTATTATACTTATAAGGTACTAAACCATTGTAGAAAATACTATCTCTTAAATCATATCTATCGTGTCCATTTAATACCAACTTTGCATTCAATAAAATATTTAAGTTATTTATATTAAAAGAATCTACATCCTCTTCATTGTCTATATTTAGTGTTGGTAAACAAGTATCTATATCATTATCTATAAAATCAATATCCTGCTTTGCATAAAAAACATTTTTAATAAAGCTTACATCAAATAATGATTTAAAATATAAACAATTCGTATAATTATTCCATTGATTTACTCTATTCACATCATTTCTTTGTGTTACATAAATTATTTGTTTAACTGGATGTTGAATTTTCATATCTAAAACTTGATTTCCATATAATCCGGTAAATTCTTGCGTCTGCACTTGTGTCATTAAATATTCATGAGAAACTTGAGCAAATCGTTTTCTCTCATCAGTATCCAAATATATATAATTGATTAATAAATATGAATTTTGGTCCCAAACACCTGGGAAAGCGGTTCCATTAACAAATTTCCAAAAATAGTTTTGAGGGGAAAACCCATCTTGTTCTAGTTGTCTTACTAAATCGGTTGCAGATATATTTACTAATTTTTCATTAATTTCTTGAAAAACCACCCTATCCACATTTGGAATACCTGAGGTTAAATTAGGATTAGTACCAAATTCATATAATTCCTCTGGATTTAATCCATACCACATAGTAAATAAATTGTTAAAACGATTAAATTCAATATTTACATATATTTCCGTATATTGCAGTGCAATTAAAGGAATACTTAAACCTGGATTTCTACAAAACCAGAAGGGAAGAGGTATATACAATCTTCTTCCATAGATAGTTGGTCTATTGTTAGAAGAATAAACTCCATAATATTTTTGTGGAGTAGTCATATCAGGAGTATTACCAATAATTTTATCATAAGCACGTTTTTTACTTCTTGGAATATTAAGCTGACTCCAAACATTTAGCCATTGGCTATACATTTTATCAAGTTGTACACCATTTACGTCAATTGAACAACTTGCGATTAAGTTTTCTCCTAAATTTTCAACCCACTGAAATTTTTCATCTCCTGTTGAATAAATATTAGGTATATCAATTACTACGTAAATATCATGTATTAAATCTGCGTTTCTTTCTATTTTAGCCCTTACTATATTATTTTGTGTGGTAGAAAAAGTAGGCAGCGTAAAAAAAGTTTGGGGAACATATTCCATAGCAAAATTAGTATGACGTCTATATACTGTTTTAAAAAATGTAATTTGTGGATTCCCAGTCAAATAAAGATCTTGAGAACCATAAGCAACTAATTGCATTAATCCACCAGTCATTAGATTAATCTAATATAATAAAATATCTTTATATTTATATCATAACACAAATTAAAATCCAAATTAAATTATGACTATTAATAAAAAACAAATACCCTTTGCAGTCGTAAAAATAATTGCACAAAATATAAAAATTAATTTTAATTTTCCAAACAAGATTGATAGTATTACTCCTGCTTTTGGAACTGGATTTTTTATAAATAAAAATAGTATAGTAACCTGCGCTCACGTAGTATTAAATTCTAATCCAAATAAAATATTTATTGAAATACCAGCAATTGGAGAAAAATTATTTGAAGTAAAAGTAGTTAAATTATGCCCTGAATACGATATTGCTATACTTAAAACTATTGAATATAAAAGTAATTATTTTTTAAAGTTATCTAAAAAGAAAAGCTTAAAGCAATTGGATGAAGTAGAAGCTTTAGGATTTCCCTTCGGTGGTGAACAACCAAATCTTAAAATAACAAAAGGAGTAATTAGTGGTAGAAATGATGGGCTAATACAAACAGATGCAGCTCTTAATCCAGGTAATTCGGGTGGTCCCTTATTATACAAAGGAGAAGTAGTGGGTATAAATTCATCTGGAATAAAAAATTCAAATAATGTTGGATATGCAATTCCAATAAGTAAGTATTATGTTTTTGAAAGTGATGCTAAAAGAAGTGATGAAGTATTAATCAGAAGGCCCGAAGCTTCTTTTTATTACAATAATGGAAGCAATTCTTTGTCAAAATTTATTTCTAAAAAAAACAAAAATGGTGTTTTTATTAATTTTGTCTATAAAAAATCTCCAGCGTATAAGTCAGGTCTTCGTAAGGATATGATAATAGTTAAAATAAATAATTATAATATTGATAATAATGGATTATTAAATGAATATTGGTTTGGGGAAAAATTAAATGTGGAAGAATATTTAAATAATTTAAGACAAGGAGAAAAGGTAAAAATGGAATGTTTAACATTAAAAGGGGAAATAAAAAAAATAAATTGGGTTCATGAATATTTCTATATACCGATACGTATAGAATATCCAATATATGAAAAAATAAATTATGTAATTTTAAATAGTTTTGTTTTTATGGACCTTAAAATAAATCACCTGCAAAATACAAAAAATCCAGAATTAATAAAATATATTAGTCCAGAATCAAGAGAAAAGGAACAAGTAATTATTTCAAATATTTTATATGGTACTAAACTTGCGAATGAAGGTGTCTTTAATATACACGATGTTATATCAGAAGTAAATGAAAAAGTAATAACAGATTTAAATAGTTTACAAAAAATAATTCAAAAACCAATAACAAAAAATAAAGAGGTTTTTATAAGTATAAAAGGAGTAAATGGTATGTTATTAGTAGCAGATATGAAAGATTTATTAAAAAAAAATAAAAATGTAAAAAATATGTTAGAAATAAAAATATAAATAATAATTAAATAAATGAAATTATTTTCTATTATTCTTGTTTTATCTATTATAATTTTTGTATTTATTATGAATTTTGTAGCTAAACAAAATATCAAAGAAAATTTAACCACACAAAGTGCAGTATCAACATGCGAAAAAAATGGCTTAACTGGCACTTGTTACATAATGAGTGATGGTTCTCAAGAATGTATTATACCACAAGATAATGGGCAAACAGCTATTCCAACTTCTAAAACTGCACCTACAGAACAAAAGAAAGGACCTGAAAAACAACCTACCTGCAATGATATATCAAACTTACAAAAAACCGCTACACTTGTTGCAAGTGATTGTATAATGCCAAATGGAGACACTGGAATTATATTTCCTAGATTGGGAAATAGATGTGTAAGTCGTCAAATGGTTCAAAAATGTAATGAAAGAGAAACGAGTAAAGAAAAATCTGTGGCTAAAGCTAAAGCTAAAGCTAAAGCTGAAGTTAAAGCTTCAGCAAAGACAACCGCTGCTACAAAAGTTAGTAAAAAAACAAGAAAATGTGCAGAAAATAGTACAGAGTGTCATGATCCAAAAGATATGCAATTTTTTGAGACTGAGTGTAATAAAATAGGGAATGATTGGGGCTTTTGGAAATTTCAGATTTGTAATTGCGAAAAAGGAAAGAAGTCGGGAGTATGTAGAAAAGGCTATCATTTTGGTTCATTTATAGAACCAAATTCAACACCTTGTGTATTTGATTATAGTGATATGAATAGAGTTTGTAATGATGAAATGAGATTAATGAATAGAAAGGAAAGTATTAATTATGGTTATAAAACGATTACTAAGAATGGATGTCCTCCTCAAAAACAAAGAGCGATTTGTAATGGTAATTATTACTCAGGTGAAGAATTAATACCAAATGCAACCGATTGTTTTAATTCCAATACAAATTTTGAAGAAAAATGTAAAAATCTATTAGGAACCAATGGTTCAATTAAACAATTTTCATCTTATAATTGTTATCCTGGTTCTATTCGCGCATTATGTTATACAAAAATTTAATAAAATATTTTAAAAATTTGATTTAAAGAAGATTGAAAAAATTCAAATATTTATAGAATGTCTGAATTTGAATTCCCAGAAATATTTCCTGAAAATTCCGATATGGACAAAGAAGAGGAAGAAAAACTGATGCTAATTTTAAAACAAAGACAAAAAGAACCAGAGATGACAAGCTTACCAAAACCAGGTGAAATCAAAATTTCAGTAAAAACCTCAAATGGTTTAATCAATAAAAAGACCCATATTCCTTTACTTTGTGAAAAAATTAATTACATTTTAGCAAATAAAAATAAGGTTACCTCAACTGGTAAAAGAAAATTTTTAGGTAGTCGTATTATTAAAATTAAATATTCAAAGAAAAAAGTAAAAAGTGGAGAAGATGATGAGATAATTATTAAAAATAGTAAATCCAATGAAAATTTTTATAATTCAGTGGAAATTATTATGAAAATAAGAGAAGATAAAAATATTAACCTAAAATATTTTACAAATGGTAATATTACTTGCACAGGATGCAAACAAGATAATGATGGACTAGATGCGATTAACTATCTAATTAAAGAGATAAAAGATTATGATGATATTTTTGTAAAAGAAGAAGGACAAGAAGATACTGAATTACAATTAATTTCATACAAAATTAGTAATATAAATGCTAATTTTTCTATCGGATTTTTGATTGATAATCTTCGCCTTCATCAACATATATTACATAATCGTCATATATATAAACTATTTACTGATTATGCACCTGATAGTTATCAAGGCGTTAAAATTTGCTATTTATGGAATGAAAATCAATCAATAAAAAACGGAGTATGTTGTTGTCAAAAACAATGCAAATATTCTGCTAAGAAAAAAGGGGGAAAAGGAGAAGGAGATTGTAGAAGAATATCATTAGCTGTATTTTCAACAGGATGCATTTTGATTACTGGTGCTCAAACAAATGAGCAATTAAATGATGCGTATACATTTATTGTGAATTTATTACAAGAGAATTATGGTAAAATAGTGCAATATATTATTAAAGACCAAGATAAGATAGTTAATAAACCCACTAAACGCAAAGATGGTGTATTATTAAAAAAACTTAAGATTAAAATATAATTTTTTTTCAATATGTTTAATTTATTTAAAGAAAAACTACAAAATGAATATAATAAAATGAATAATGCTGTAAGTTTTAAAGCAAAATCTGAAAACATTATGGAACTTAAGACTGTGCAAACGAATGTATTCAAACAATTGATTGAAGCTCTTAAAGATATTTTAACTGATGTAAATTTTGAATTTAATAAGGGGCATTGTGATGCTGAAAATGATGCAGATAAGGGTTGTGTTAAAGTTGTTGCAATGGACCCAACACAAACTATATTAGTACATTTAAAATTAGAGGGTAAGCATTTTGAGGAATATTATTGCCGTCAGCGTACTATTGTTGGTATTAGTATGATAAATTTTTATAAACTAATTAAAACGATTAATAACAACAATGATTGTTTGTCTTTATATATTAATGAAAATGATACGAATAAATTGGGAATTAAAATTGAGAATAGTGATAAAAACTCGGTTACAAATTACAAGATTAATTTGATGGATTTATCTCATGAGGATGTTACTATTCCACCACAAAGTTTTGATGCGGTTATTACTATGCCATCTAGTGATTTCCAGAAGGTATGTAGGGATATGTCAACATTGACAGATGTTCTGGAGATAAAATATATTCAAAACAAATTAATTTTTTCATGCAATGGGGAATTTGCGGCACAGGAGACTGTTTTCAGTGAGAATGGTGGATTAACATTTCAGGGAGGAAGTGAGAAGTATGAGATTATCCAGGGTTATTATAATTTAAAGCATTTAGTTTTATTTACTAAGTGTACCAATCTTTCACACAATGTTGAATTATATATGAAAAATGATTTCCCATTAATTATTTTGTATAGAGTTGGAAGTCTCGGATATTTAAAATTAGCATTAGCTCCAAAAATAGATGATAATCAAGGATTTTAAAAGAAAAAATTGATAGTAAATAAAATTATTATTTTATTGATAATTATGCCCGATGACTGATCACTCAATCATCGCGGAGCCCGGCACGGGTAGCATCCAGTCAGGCAAGCGTTCTCGCTCCGATGCAGCTGAACCAGCAAGCAAGCGTACTTGCACGGGTTCCACCCAGGCAGTCAAGCGACCTCTCTCCGATGCAGCTGAGCCAGCGAGCAAGCGTACTTGCACGGGTTCCACCCAGGCAGTCAAGCGGACTCTCTCCGATGCAGCTGAGCCAGCGAGCAAGCGTACTTGCTTCTCTGCTCCTGCTGTCACCGCCGAGCCTGAACCCTCCATCATTGTGGTGCCCGACACTTGTAGTTTGGCTGCATTTCTGGAGTGTGGTTCATGGTACCACATTGACACTAGGTGGGAGAATGTCCCAACTAGTAAATGCAACCTGTGCAATTGCCCCATCACGGAAAGCACGAGATATCGGTGCGAAAGGCCAGTTGCCTTGTACCTTGAGGGTAAGGGTGGGTACAGCGTAATACCGCAGCTGAACTTGTGCAATCAGTGCTGCACCAAGGTGTACGACAACAGCAACGTAGTTGGCTCCTTCTATTCCAGGAAGAACTACTTTATGGGAAAGGGGCGCAACTACAAGGAGATCATCCAATCCGTAAGGAGGAAGTACAATATCTCTGCTGTTCCGGTCACGACGTCCTTGATGGCATTGAACCGATTGGGGATGGACACGGACCTGATCGACGAGGGTTTTTTTTATCCGGGTTAGGGCAGTTTATAAATATTACAAATTAAAGAAATCATTATAATATTTTTTATGGAAATAATTTCTATAAAAGATTTGGATAATAAAAAGGTAATAGGTGGTGGAGTAATCGTTTATTCACGCATAGGAGAAGAAATCCATTTATTATTAGGAAGAGAAGCTGGTCAGGTTCCTTGGCCAGAAATGTTTTTGTATTCCGATTTTGGTGGTCGTGTTCAAGAAAATGAAAATACGTTGGATGGAATAATCCGTGAATTTTATGAAGAAACACAGGGATTTTTTGGAGATTTTTATGAGTTAAAAGAAAGAATTGAAAAGGAAGACAGAAAATTAGTTTATTTAGAATGGAATAGTAGTATTTATTTATTTTATGAAATAGAGTATTGTAAGGATATTGAGAAATATTATCGTAATAGTTATTTATATTATGAAAAAATGGTGAATGATTCAGATAAAATGATGCATTTTTATGAAAAAGGATATTTTGAGAAAGATAGTATAAAATATTTTTCTCTTGATAATAAATTAAAATGTTTAATGCGAAAACATTTCGCAATGATGATTCCTTTCTTAATTGAAAATAAAGAAATATTTTTTTAACATTTTTGTCTTGATCTTTTTTTATTTATTAAACGGAAATCGACTCGATAGGTTACAAAAAAAAATAAAAAGAAATAAATTTATG